CTTTGACATCAGGGCGAAAATATCAGGTGGGGTTGTGCCAGCAAGGCCAGCGGTCGTGGTATCGAGGTTGGCGATACGAACGAAATACTGCCAGTTCTTGATGTGCAGACCGCATTTCCACATGAATAGCGAGGTGTAAGCCTCAAATTCACGCTGGTTGGCGTCGAAGCCCGGACGAATGTCGCCCTTATCTTCAAACACCAGACCTGCTTTGGAACCTTTGGGATAGAAGCCGAAACCGGTCTGTTCGCCCCAGCAAGCCAGCCAAATCGAAGCGTTAGAAGAGCCAGTACCACCACCGTCGAGAACGTTTACGGCGTTCTGTGCGTTTGCAGTCGAAACGGTGTTGAAACGAGGAGCAAGGCCAGTGAACTGAGCCTGTGTCACAAGTTCGTTGCCGTAGAAGAAGGTTGTGGACATCTGCTGAGACAAACCTTCGAGATGGGCATTATCTTCCGTCAGGCGCAGAGCTGCAACGTTGCCTTCGAGTTCGGCCAGCGAGCGGTCGATACGGGAATAGGCTACGAGTTCGCCAATCGAGTCAGTAACCTGTGCGGTCGTCGATTTGGTGAATGCAACACCCTGATAGAAGTTGCGCCATGTACCCTGTGGCAAGCCGGTACGAATTGTACCAGTGTGACCGAGGGTCTGGTTGCCTTCGCGCCAAAGCATGTCGTCGAAGATTTCATTGCACTGGGCGAGCATCTCTGCGATGTCGTCGATGCTACCATCACGACCAACGCGGCGACCCCAGTCTGCCAAAGTTAGATAGGACATTATACGGCTCCATTTTTAGGACTAGCGCGCTTACTAAGCGGGCTGGGGCGTTCCTGCCGGAACACTTTCTGCGTTTACAAGATTTAACGATTACCGCTATACCTTGCCAAACCTCTTTCTTCGCGCGACATTTTCGGCGCGCTTGGTGGCGGTGCCGGAACCGGTGAAGCCTCTCTACCCAGAGCCTTACCGATATTATGGAACATCCGCAATAAAAGCGGGTTATTCCCGGCTCCTGTAGCTGTCAGCACATTTTTCAGTGCGATTTGCTGGTCAGGAGAACCACCATATTGATCTATTACAGATGCCACAGTTCGCATAGCTGTCACAAGACGGCTTCCACCAATTTCGGGGTCGGCCTTTACTTCAGACTTCCATTGCTCTTGTTGACGGTTAAAAACATCCCACTGATGCTGTGCAACATTCTTAGCTGCTATTTGCAACTCTGCCAAGTGCATATCTAAAAACTTTTGGCCCATTTCAGGTGGCACTTTTGCTTCGCTAAGTGCTGTCGTATATTGGCCCATCAGTTCCGGATTCACACTTTCAGGTTTTACACCTTCAGGGAATTGGAATTTATATTCAATCGGCTGCGGTTCGACCGGAGCTTCAGTAACAGGGTCTGAAAGTTCTTTAGCCGCATCATCGGCTTTAGGTTCTTCAGCTGCCTGTTTAACGGCCTCATCTAATAATAAGGACGCAGGAGTTGGTTCTGGCGCATCTGAAGGCTTTGGAGCCTCAACAGGTGCCGATAATTCTGTTGCCGCAGGAGTAGCAACTGCGGGCGCTATTACTTCTACCGCAGGTGCGGGTGTATTGTCAACTGGTGCAACCGATACGGGTGCACTTGGTATTGATTCAACTGGGGCAGATGCTGGCGCAGGGGCAGATACCGGCGCAGAACCTTCGGCCAGACCGTCCGGCGCGCGCAAAATGCGTGAATACAAATTCATAATACACCTCGTTTAGCGTTTGATTCCATTTCAGCTTCTAAAATTTCTATCTTTGTCCTCCACGGACCAGAAGCAACAGGTTCAGAATCAGATTTACGCTCGGATGATTTGGCCAAACGAGTGCGACGCTCACGCATCATCTGATTGTAATTATTTGGAGCATATTTATCAATTTGATCGACAATATAGCGGCCAATGCTCGCCCGACCATCGCGCTTCATGGCGGCATATACGTCGCCATCCTCACGATAGGCATCGGAATACATATTGCATTCCTCCAGCAATTTCTCAACCCACATGCGACCCGGCGCTGTGCTCATCAAAGCCTTAACGACTTCCTCATCCCATTTTTGGGCGCGGCCAGCTTCAGTTTTTTCATGTTGGAAACGGGCGGCGTCAATTTCGTCTTGTGCAAAAATATTGTCCATCAATGTCGCACCTGAATAATGCCGGATTTTCTACGAGCCATGACTGAACAAGAATCGCGCATTTTTTCAAATTGCTGCGCGTACATCGACCAGCGAATATCGCCTCGATGACAGGTGGCCATTTGACGCGAGCCACGCTCGGCATTTTTTAAGCCCTCATATAAGCGCTCATAAGCGAGAACACGCGGCATGACAGATGCGCCCTCAACAGGCCGAGTTTCTTTCAAATCGCTTGGCCGATTGAAGCCGGAACTTTTTACAATAGCGATCCGCAAACGATCGAGAACCAACACCACGGTTTTCCAAGCGTCATCTTCACGCAGCACGACAAGATTGGCGGCACCTTCGGCAGCGGTACGCAACGCATGAATGATGACATCGTAACTGTCGGTTTCCAGCATTCGAATACCGATTTTATCAAAATCACCCTGCGCTTCCTGATTATCGGGGATGATTAACTTTTCAGAATCACTCATAAATTACTGTCCTCCGCCACTCGGCCCAGCGCCGCCGATACCTGCACCTGCACCGCCTAGCATAGCTTGCAGAGCATTCATACCCCCGCCGACATCTGTTGCCGACAAATCTTTTGCTGCGCCAGTCAAAGCAGGGCCGATTTGAGTGGCCATGTGGCCCATTTGCTGCTGTTGAGCCGCTTGTGCGGCTTGCTGTGCTTTTGCATCACGCATTTTCAAAACCTCCTCCATCGGGCGGAAGATTTTTTTAGATACGCCAAGCTGCTCGCCGTATTCTTTCATCACTTCGTCATCGTCAATCAAATCGAGCACGCCCGGATTGACCGGCGCGAGTTTGCCTTGCAACGCCAGCAAGCGTTCAATGCCGGCTGTTGCGACTGCACGCTGCGCGAGAGCCAACATCGAAATATATTCGATCTGAATCTGCATTCCCTGCATTGAAGGTGGCATGGGCGGCAAAAGTTTTTTGCGCGCTAGGATCGAATAGACGCGCTTGATTGCAGGGCCAGCACCTTCATTTTGAAAACGCTCAATAACGGGGCCGAGCACTTGCAGCTTTTCATTTTGACGCTGTGCAACTTCATAAGCGGTCATATCTTTGGTTGAACTGGCCAGCATTAAAAACAGATCGTTGAAAAATCCGGTTTTAATGCGACCTTGAATTTGCATCAAATCATTTGTAATGCCGGGCAGCGCCTCGGCGCGAACTTCAAATACGGGCTTCATTCCGTTACCCGGATTGGACGAATAAGTGATATGACCGGGCAAAATAGATGAAGGTTGGTTTTTCAACTCGATTGGCGCATTAAGCGGTGGCCGCACAACTTTTTCAAGCAACTCGGCTTTACGTTTTGTTTCTTGCTGAAGCTGCATGATGTCGCCAAGAGCGTCCATTGCAGGTGAACGGCCATACGGATCGTTTGCAGAAATCCACCAGCGCGGCGCTATGAATGGCGCGTCTTTGAAACCACGTTTAGATAGCGGGAAGTCTGTCGAGGAACCCCAGATCCAGTAGACTTCTCGATATTTGAAATCTCCCTCGATCTTCCCAAACGCTTTTCCGTTGGGAGAGTCGATTTCGAAGTTTGGTTCGATGGCATGCGCGACGATCCTTTCTGTTTCAAGATAAGATCCTTTATTTTGCCAGAGGGAGCGAACATCTTCAGGGCAGTTATCAAGACCGAACATTTCAACGATTTGCAAAATGTTCATCGTGAATTGGCGATACAATGTTTCTGGACGGAAGGTGGAGCCGACGCCAATAAAATACTCGCCCACTACCGGATTGTAGCAGCGGATAATATCATCCTCATCTTCATAGATGATCATCGGCGCTGTGCCGTAGATGGTCAAATCTTCAAACATCTGCGCGCCGGAGTCATAAAAGTTTGAATGTGCCATGACCGTGTATATCATCAACTCAACGGCTTCAAACCAAAGCTGGCCGTCACGATCAAGTTCAACACTTCCGACAGGCTTCAATTTGAACCAAGGGCGGGATGGAGACATCAAACCGGCCATCATACCGGCCGCACAAACGCGCGACGCATAAGTTGCTGTTGGATCAAGAATATTTTGATTGATCGGCAAACCGCGAGTCATAGAGTTTGCCACCGGCAGATCAACACCGCCATTCGTCAACCATAAAGACCGACGAGGATTTATATACTGCGCGCACAAAGCCCAGTGCTGGATCCATGAAAAACGCCAGCTACGCATCATACTCAAACGAGTTTCGATGTGACCACGAAGAGAAGCCCAGTTCAGCTTTTCTTCAGGCGTCATATAAGCCATGGGTTCGCTGGTCGCAGCTTCTTCTATGAGAAGTCCCGGACCAGCCATTTCATAATGCGCGACTTCTTGTTCAGCCATGATCTCACTGACCTGTTAGAGATTTACCAGCGGTCGGAGTTGCCCCTACGCCCTGCCCGCCTGTAAACAGCGTGTTATCAAAACCACCACCGGCGGCAGCGGCTGATCGCATACGGGCGGCTTCACCTGTTGCAGCTGCCGAACCATTGGCCGCAGACGGAGGATTTGCACTTGGCGGTGGAGGAGGTGGCGCTGATGGTGGTGATAGAAAACCCATATTAAGCTCCAAAAATAACAAGAAATGCAGCTACAGTGGACAATACAACAGAAGCCAATGAAAGCATCACACCTGACATGCTACGTTCTTTTGCACCCCAGAATGAATCAGATACGTCTGATTGATACGAAAGATGTGCCAGACCGACCGCAATCAAAATTATAGCCATTGCCCAATGGTTATCGCGCTCTAAGCAGCGAATAAATACCATACTCGTAAACAGTGCGCCATATAGATGCAAACCAAAAATGTTTCCGTTGTAAGACATCACACAACACCCCAATTTGAAGCTGACGGATCGTAATCAGAGGAGTGAGTTGTGACCCGCTCCATTTTCATTTCGACATTTATATATGCCAATCCGATATGATCAAGATCCCGAACTTCACGTTCTGCGCGTTCGATTGACCAATTATAACGCATAGCGAGATAATTGAGAAGCACTTCCTGTTTTTCGGCAGCCATCTTATCAAAAGCGGATAGGTGTGCTGAACTCATCGGGAACCACCACCCTTAAATCCGAGATGCCGGTAATTCTCGCGCACCACATTCCCAACGCCATCACCGGTGTGATGACCTGCACCTTTGGTATTTGCGACACCCGCCGGTCGCGTATAAGAACCGGCCAACATCTTAGGCAAAGGTTTATATTCGCGCGAAGCGGTTTCGATCTGACGCACTCCCAAACCCATCAAAGCAGCCAATTCGTTTGAAGCGATACCGCCATCCGCATCGGCAGGAACTTCAAAATCATCGTCAACAACATCATCGTCGTAATAAGTTTCTTCAGGCTCAGGTTCGGGTGCAGGCGCAGCTTGCAATATGCGAGTAGGCGCGCCCTGAATTTGCGGTGGCAGCGCTGGCCGAGGCCGTGGCCGATCAATCGGTACTTCGGCGGCTTGCATTGATGCCGCAGAAATATTATTGCGGCGCTGACGCACCAACATACGCATAAACGATGACGCATCAAGCCCAAGCATATCGGCTTCAGTCTCAATCCATGCTGCGTCCTCACCGGACAAACGCACCATCATGCGTGTGCTATTCGAATCTTTGCTCATTGTAATGTACTCCCTTTATCAATCATCCAACCCTCCGCCATCGGCGTATAATCAATCTGGTGCTTAGAATGCGTAACCAATTTACCCCATTCTTCGCGCGGGCTTTGAGACGCAGCGGTAATGCCGCTTCGCACCAGATAGCGCGTCGCATCCATCGCGTGATCATTCTCTTTAACGACTTTGCCGTTTCGGTCGCGCCGATAAATGCGGAACTCGGCCAGCCAATTTCGCATCGAGCGAAACACTTTTAATCGGCCAGTTGATAACCGCTGCCAAACATCAAAGATGCCGGCCTCAACCGCATTGTCAGCGGGAGTCAAATGCAAACCCAAATTCGTATATGACACCAGCAATTGTTGGCCATCGTGTTGCGCGCGACCGCGAGATGCCGGATCAATCACGCCGGGTATCCATCGGCCTCGTGCCATAATCGACTGAACGTGAATTGCCGGATCGGCTTGACCCCGATAATGCTCGGCGTACAAATAGACCGTATCATTGTCAACATCGACCGCGCCCCAGATCGCTGCCGTCCGGTTCCAACCTACGTCTAATCCGTAGACTTTGGTAAAATGCAGTGGAATATCGAAAGGATCCACAAGGATGTCATCTTCGGATATAGGATAGATAGATCCAGAACCCAGTTCTGGTATTCCTCGTGTACGGCTTTCACGCTGGTGGGGAGGAATTGCAGCATACAGATCATCCTTCTGCTTTTTGGTCAGATGTGGTGCTTCATCCCATGATACCTGAACGCAAAACCTTGACATCTTATGATCCATCCCCGGTTTCATTGGCCGGTGCCATGTGCGGTAAGAACCGCAGCGCAACTTCACTCAAACCCTTCAAAGGTGTGAAGGTGCACATCATAATACCATTTGTTGTCATCAAACGCATCAGACATTCATCGTAAACATCGGCGGGCGGTTCTTCGTCCAGCCAGATCACATGCTTGGCCGTACCCTGAAATTTTGCGCGGCCAGATTCAGACGATTTCAAACCAATCGTGCTGACGCCACCAGACTTATGCCTCACCCGAAATGTATCGACCGCTTCTGCGATACCTTGTCGCCGTGTTGGTTCACCATCAAGGCAGCGATATGGTATCATACCTGTGCCAAAATCGCCAAATCGCCCTAACAGTGCAAACTGGATAATATCGCGGGTGGTTTCGTTCGTATCACCGGCTGCCCACATATCACATGGGGCTTCAAACCTTCGGCCTGTCCACCAATCGGGGTATTCACCGGTGGCGTGTAATGTGGTTTCAAAGCTGCCGCCGATTGTCTTGCCGGAACGGTTGCCGCCCATGAACGCACGTTCTTGATGCTCTGCACCAGCGGCGAAGAACTCAAGATGCTTCCGGTACAATTCTCGACGGAACGGCCCGCTATTCGGGAAGTATGTTGAGATTGCGTTGCGGCGCATCCTTAACGTCAACTCGGCCTGTAGCTTCTCCTGTAGAGCCAACAGCTGAGACGGATTTAATATTTGCAAGGATGTTGACAATTTCTTCGTCACTCATTTCAGTTAGTGGAGCCGGAGCGACTTGAATATCGCGCGGTAGCAGGGACGCAACAACTTTTAAATAATCCTGTGGCCGATCTCGGCGCACGATCTTCAAAACGGCCAGACCGTGTGTCTCCCAATCCGAATAGACATCCTCTAAAAACCGCGCCGACAAAACTTTCTTGTTTGTGCTTGCGCGGCGGTTCAAATCCGTCATGTTTGTAGAGCGCGCCGGCAATTGCACCAAGCCCTGAACAACTTCGGCCTCGCCGTCCTTCTTCGCCACTTTTCGACGCGGCGGGATTAAAACAGCATCAACCGTTTCACCGGCAACACCAGCCTCGCGCTCATGCTCTTCGGCCAGATCACGCAAGAACTGCTCTTTCCGTTGCGCCTTCGCACCTGCAATATCCGCTGCTTTGGCCATGCGATTTTCAACTATCCAATCTTTAATTAAATGAGCGCCTTTACGAGATGAGCGTTCTTGCCATTTTCGAGTGCGCGTACTTTCGATACGCGCAAGCTCCTCTTCGGTCATCCGGTTCAGATTAAATCGGTATATCTTATTACGAGCACCTTCAATCGCTGAATCAAAATACCCTTGATCTACCAATTTTTTTAAAACATCCCGACGGCGTTTAAGCAGGGAACTTACCGCGCCTAAAGAAAGCCAACCTTCGGGAAATTTCAAATCAGACATTACACCACAGGTACAGCTTCAACAGGCACAATAACTTCAGGAACAACCGGAGTTGCAGTGCTGGCCGAAACAACAAGAGCGTGTTCGGCCACAAAAGCGTCCAGCTTACCCAATCCGGCGATAACTTCGGCTACGTTGCCGTCCAGAACTGCCGAACTGCGGCTGGCGACTCCAGCAGCTAGGTGGGAAGCGGCAGACTGGACGGCGGTGCGAATATTTTCAAGAGCAATCAGAACATCAGACATTTTAGCCTCTCAAATTAAAACTAAACATAATATAGTTCATTCCGGACGATGCTGCAATGGTGCAACGCCGGACACTTTCGGCGGGATGATGTATCCAAGTTGCATGTGAGCCGTACAATATGGTTTTCTGATGCGTAAATCCGCCGTTGCAGCTCCGCAATACAACTCCACCGCATCAAGCGAACCGCCCAAAGGCCACCGACACGTTCGACTACCTATTTCACTCAGCGGAATACCGATTATCCCTTCAACATCAAATCTATTCAGCTCTGGAACGACCGCAACTTTAATATTTGGCTCTATTTTCGTCTTTTGACGCCGAAATTGCGAAGGTTTTTGCACAATTTTTGCATTTTTCCGATTTATTTTTGGTATCTCCACCGAAATACTCGGATCGTCGGCCAGTTTGGCCAAAATTACATGCAACTCTTCTGGGTTATACCGATCTAAACGACCGGCCACAGACGATCTGGTTCGGCCTAGGGCATGTGCAATTTCAGAATAGTGTGCATTGCGACTTTTCATTTTGAAAAGGGTCGCTTCATCGTCCTCTGACCAAGGTCGAGGTCGTGGGAAATCTCGAATAACTGCCATTCACGATGCGTAGATGCGATAGTGCGGGTTGTCAAGAGGTTTGGGTGTGCGGAGCGGATAGGTCGGATAAGTCAAATAGACAAGATGTCAAAAGTTTAAAATGTAAAAATTTAAAAATTTGAGGGGTGTCGGGGCTTCTCTATTAGACAACATGTCTAAAACTTATCTCTGAAAAATTTTTGAGGGTTGAGGGTATAGAACGTGTGGGCGCGGCAAGTCGGGGGGTGGGGGGTGGCGGGGGTCTCAAAAATGCGATGAGCCGTCGAGGGTGGGGGGTCACGGTCGTCGCGGTCGTCGCGCGGTCGCGGTCGCGGTCGCGGTTGCGGTCGCGGTCGTCGCGGTCGTCGCGCTGGATCGCCGGACAACCGGACAGTCTCGCGGTCAGGTGGTCAGGTTATCCGGCTGGGCGGCTGGTCGGCTGGTCGGCTGGTCGGCTGGTCGGCTGGGCGGCTGGTCGGCTGGTCGGCTGGTCGGCTGGTCGGCTGGGCGGCTAATCGGCTGGGCGGTTGATCGGCTGGATCGTCGCGGTCGCGGTCGCGGTCGCGGTCGTCGCGGTCGCGGTCGCGCTGGATCGTCGCGCGGTCGTCGCGCTGGATCGTCGCGGTCGTCGCGGTCGCGGTCGTCGCGGTCGCGCTGGATCGTCGCGGTCGCGGTCGTCGCGGTCGCGGTCGCGCTGGATCGTCGCGGTCGCGGTCGCGCTGGATCGTTGCGGTCGCGGTCGCGGTCGCGGTCGCGGTCGTCGCGGTCGTCGCGCTGGATCGCCGGACAATCGGACAGTCTCGCGGTCAGGTGGTCAGGTTATCCGGCTGGGCGGCTGGTCGGCTGAACGGCTGGTCAGGTGGTCAGGTTATCCGGTTGGGTGACTGAACGGCTGAACGGCTGGATCCTGCCCGGCTGAACGGCTGAACGGCTGGGCGCATATAATAAACGGACTCCGTTTTTTAGTGCCAGTTATTGACGGGTCAAATTAACAGGGACTGAGTTAATTTATTTGAGCGCGATTTGTTTGAATTTGGATTGACGACATTTTAATAATCGCGCTATAAATAACGTATCAGGGCGTTTTGTCCTGATTTATATAGGGGTGCTATCATGTTAAATTTTACGGTCGAATTGCTGAGACATACCTGTGCGGTTATTGTGTCTGATTACGTCGATGGCGTGCGGGTTGATGTGCGCGTCACACATTATTTAACAGAGGTTGTGAGGGATGCGGCGTTGGTTGCGTTGCGGGCTGATCGTGCAGCGCGCGGGTCTATCGAGTCTGTTGTTGCGTGATTTAATCAGGCGCGGCTACGGTCGCGCCAATGTTTTAGGAGTGTTTATAATGGTAAATCATTTTGATATTTTTGGCGATTTTGGCAATGATACGGAATCATTTTTGGATTCATTTGACAATGAATCAGATGCGCGGGCGTTTGCGCGGGTGCGCGCGGGTGATCCTGATTGCGATTATCAGGCGATTTCGGTACTGGAATTTGATGGGTCGTGGCTGGTCAATGTGGTTGCAGAATATCAGGCGCGGGGGTTTTGTCATGCGTGATAATTTTTGCATTTCTGGCGATTTTGGCGCTGGTGATGGTTTTGAGCTAGTCGCTGAGGTGTGCGGGCTGTCTGACGCGTGCGCGTTTGGTCGGTCACTGGTGGGAACGTATCGCGTGGTTATCGTGACTAATCAGGACGATATTGAGGTTATATATCAGGCGCGGCCTGTGCGGCGGCCTGTTTGGGATCGTGTTGCTGATTTGTGGGCGGATGTGCAAAGGTCGCGCGACGTCGAGACTGTTACGATTGCGGTTTGTTTTATCGCGGTTTTAATGGTGTTTTTAAAATGCTGAGGCCGATTGATTGGGCAATGTTTGGCGCCGTCGTGGCTGTATTTGGCGCGGTCTGGGGCTGGATTTTAAATCTGTGTTTTGGGAGGGTTTGATTGTGAGTCGTTACTATCATATCAGCAACGGATTGCGCGGGTGTTATCTGCCCGATAATTCTTACATTGTGCGGGTCGATACGCGGCGCGAGCTCAAAAATTTAATTATTTTTGAGTGCGCGCAAATGGCTGAGGCGTACGGGCGCGGATCCAGCGCGCGGGACGTTGTGGCGTTGGTGGCGCGGATTTGGCGTGATCATCGCGTGGCGGGTTTGGATTATGTTTTTTCGTTTTCGCAGGATGACGGCCAAAGCTGGCCATTTGGTTTGTTTGTGTCACGCGCAACACGCGCGGATTTTGTCGAATATACAAAAAACGGGGGATTTTAATCATGTCAAAACAGTCTGATAAATTGTCAAAATTATACGCCGATATTGAGCGACACGCGCAGCGTGTTGCTGCCTATGTGGTGATGCGTGGAGCTGAACACGTCGGCACAGTCAGAATGCACTACCCTGCCGATGGCATGGGGCGGTTGGTGGTTTATGTTGCAGACTGGACGCTAAATCGTCCTGAGCATATACCATTTAATGAGTTTACACGCTGGCAACGCGGGGCGGCGTCCGGCACAGGGTATGATAAATCGAGCGCGGCCATGTCCGGCACGACCATTGCGGGCGTGACCACTGTAGACGACGGTCACGGTTGGCAACATCATTTTAGGGCGGGCGGTCTCACTATTTTGCAGGCGATATAGGGGGCGGCTATGTTTGATCCAGTAAACAATGATAGCATTAGCCATAATCGGGCGCGTATGGGCGCGGCAATAATTTTAGGAATAAAGGTGTAATAATGGACACAATTGTGCGAGAAATTCAGGTTTTTAAATTTAATGAATTATCAGAGGAGGCGCAAACGCGCGTCATTGAAAAATACTGCCAGTCTGCAGGCGAGTATTTTGATCCGGATTGGTTACTGGATCACTGCGCTGATATTGGCGAGCTGATCGGGCTTGATCTGAGGATGCGTAAAACAACGCGGGGTGACGGGTCTACGGGCTGGCGTACGTCAATTTACTGGTCTGGTTTTTGGTCGCAGGGTGATGGCGCGTGTTTTGACGGCTCGTATGAATATAAAAAGGGCGCGCTTGCTGCGGTTAAAAAACACGCGCCGGCAGATACGGATTTGCATGGGATTGTCCAACAGTTGCAGGATATACAGCGGCGCGCGTTTTACAAATTGACCGCGCGCATTAAACATTCAGGTCACTACTATCACTCTGGTTGTATGGCGTTTGATATCGAGGGCTATCCCAGCTCATTTGATTTTGACGCGTTTAAACAATGTTTCCGTGATTTTGCAGACCTGATTTATCAAAAATTGAGCGATTCGTACGATTACGAAACCAGCGAAAAGTGCGCGCGTGAATATTTGCTCGACGATGATGATAGTCGATTTTTGGCTAACGGATCGCGTTATTACTGAGCGGATTGTCATTGGCTGGTCATGCGGTAGCGTGTGACCAGTCGGGGGCAATTATGCCTGTTTGCGAGGTGCGAATATGTCAGATATTTATAAGCCAGAAAATTTAAAATTATGGCAAATGCCGCGTTATTATATGGGCGCGGTATGGCCTGCCACCTATGTTTTTTTGAGCCAAAATCGTGATAGCAGCGCGCTGGAACGATCGAATTTTATCCGTGGGTTGGATTTGATTGGCGGCGAGTCTGAGACTGTGCAGGTGGTTTCTGAGGATCACTTTCTCTGCGGCTGGGTTGAGTGGATTGCTATTCATCAAGATAATGATAAAGCGCTCCAAATTGCTGATGAGATTGCAGGCGCGCTTGAGGATTATCCTGTTATTGATGAGGCGCATCTGAGCGAGCTGGAGTCTGAGGAGGCGGCGGCGTTTTGGGAATCGTTATCGGTGCGGCAACGAACTGAATATTGTGCGCGGGCGGGCGTGTCCATCTATGCGGCGCGGCGTGATTGTGTGCCATCAAACGACGGTGTGCTGGATGATTTGCTGAGGGGATGCTAAAATGAATAAATACGAATGCGTAGTGAGGGGTGCTTTGGTTGGTTCGATCGGTTGGTCAGATACTCATAGAGCGGTTGTAATTGTTGAGGCTGTCGATCGTGATTCAGCAATCATGGCGGCGCTCAAGGCGGTCCCCCATTTAGAGAGGCGCACTGTCGTTAAAATTGAACCGATTCAAGAAAGGTGATTGATGCAGCTTTAAGGGCTGGGCGTTCGACCAAAAGGTCGCGGCCAGAGGGTTGTGACCAGAGGGTCGCGGCCAGAGGGTCGCCAGCCAGAGGGTCGCGGCCAGAGGGTCGCGGCGCGCGGGTCATGGTTGATATTTATTCATGATCGGCCAGAGGGTCGCGGCCAGAGGGTCGCGGCCAGAGGGTCGCCGGCCAGAGGGTCGCCGGCCAGAGGGTCGCCGGCCAGAGGGTCGGGGCCATAAGGTCACGATCAAAAAAAAAAAAAAAAAAAAAAAAAAAAAAAAAAAAAAAAAAAAAAAAAAAAAAAAAAAAAAAAAAAAAAAAAAAAAAAAAAAAAAAAAAAAAAAAAAAAAAAAAAAAAAAAACCGGAAGATCCGCAACTTGCCACGACTTTTATGGTCGGCAACTTGCCACCATGTTTTAAAAACGCGCTATTGGCGCAAAACCACCGAGGACACAACATGCAAAATTCTGTAGGTCAAAATATCACCACCAGCATCATCAAATCAGAATATGGGTGGAAAGCCTCAACAACCTTCACACCGCATAACAACACGATGCGCCGTATAAAAATTGTTACGTTCCGGTCGAAGAATTGGTCACTGATAACGAGAATATCAACGTCACACATCACTATCGAAGATGGGCAGGCAATTGAGCATTTTTATCCAATGCTGGATTTTCTTGTACTGTGGAATTACAGCGCGCCAAACCGCATCACAAAAAAAGCCGTCGAAGATCAGCATCGAGAAACCTTAGCATCTCTCGACGAAATCGTTACAAAAATAACAGAGTATTATAAAAATCCAGAGATCAGCAACTTGCCTTTTCAACGTATTAAAAACGAAAAGTAAGGTTATATTTTAATGTCTGCTATACCTTAAAATATAGCAGGCACTCCTATACTACAATTACTAGAAAGAAAAAAATTCATGCAAAACCAACCTGTAGTTGCAAAACCATCCGAACGAATGCCCGCTTCCGATTTCACCGCATTTTTGGATTGGGCAAAGCGAAACCGCAAATGGGGTCGCCGTGAACTCAAAATCCTGCTTGGCTGCGGCATCAATCAAATCCAACTCTGGCGTTCGCAGGGTGCACCCGCTTACATCATGATCGCCTGTCACGCCCTCGCCTATGGTCTAGGCCCGATGACCGCCACCGACTGCGCCGCTTTCGACGCCACCCTCGCAGCCTCTAGGAAGCCCACCAGAGGTCGAGGACGACCAAAAGGGTATCGTCCTAGCCAGAAGCGCCCTGAAGCCCGTCCCTGAGCCTCCTAAAGGGTTCTACAGGGTCAGCAACTCGCCCACCCTAACCTCGAACATCCGAACCCCCTTAACTCCGACCCAATCCCCTCACCCTTCCGAAACCCAACCAATCCTCACCTGCCGCACCGACCGCACTTGCCGCACCGACCGCACCGACCGCACCGACCGCACCCGCCGCCTTGGCCGCACCCGCCGCCTTGGCCGCACCTTTGGCCTTCTCAGGTCGAATTAGCGTTCAACCCCACCCGACACCCGATCCAAACTCCGCCTTCAAAAACCATTCGGAGGCAATTCGGAGTTTCCAGACAAAATGTCCAAATAGACAAAATGTCTAATTTTAACATAAAAAATTACCACATTTCGCTGGGTCTCGTCGCGGAGTTTCCAGACCCCCCTTCTAGGGGGGGGGTATTGTGGTAAACTCCGCAACTCCGAAAGACCGGAAAATCGGAGTTTAAGCAAAAACTCCGCGGAGTTTCGCGGAGTTTCATTCGGAGTTTTTGTGGTAATCTTAGACAACATGTCTAATTCTAATCAAATAAGCTGGCCGATTTTTCAGTTTCAATCCCGACTTCCGGTTCCGGCTCCGGTAATTTCCAGTTCGGATTTCGTTTCCATCGGTTCCTTGAGTGATGCTGAACGATGCGTTTTGCCTTCAATTGCTTCAGCGTGTACCTGAGCGCCTCCAGTCTTTTCTTATCTTTTTTATCCTCACCCATCATGGCCAAGATTTCATCCGCATTGCACCCGCCATCCTGAGAGCGTTCCTCCAGCGTTGTGATGATCTGAATGACCTCAATCTCCTTAACGGTCAGGGAAACCCCTTCTACAGGTATCTGAGCCTCTTGAGCGGCTTCCGTGGCGGATATGAGCCTCAATGTGCAGGATGTAACGTCATCGCCGTCCACATCCTTGCCTATGGTCGTCACATCTAATGTAAAGGCCGATGTCCAATCTTTAGGCAGATCGCGCTGCTTCGTGACCGAGATATTGCTATCAGCAACCTCGATCTCCGTATCTGTGGCAGCCCGCAACAGTGAGTGACCGCGAGCACCTTTTGCCCTGTCTTTACCGCTGTGATGCACAACCAAAACGTGCGACTGTGTTGCAATTCTCAGGATGTCCAGATGCGTTACCATCTGCCCCATATCCGTCGAACTATTTTCATCACCACCCGCCATTGCTCTAGAAAGTGTGTCCACTACTATCAAACTTGGATGAATACCTGACTCTGTTATGGCATCAATGAGAGGCTTTAAGTCAGCGTCTTTGTGGAGAAGATCAACTGTGGTGAGAAGCGTGCGGAAATTTTCGCCCGCTTTGCCGTATTTTTCTTTCATTGCTGCAAGGCGTTGTCTGACGCCTGAGCCGCCTTCGGCCGCGATATAGATCACAGCGCCCTGATTGGTTTTCATTCCGCCCCAATCTTTGCCGGTGGCGATATGATATGCAATGTCTAAGGCGACGAATGTTTTGCCTGAGTTTGACTCACCATACAGGATGGTCATGGCCTTCTGGTCGATGAGACCTTTGATCAGCGGGGCATTCATATCGGAGATGGCCTTGTCGGCTTCATCATCTGCGAAGGTTAGTGTGTATTTGGTTTTAGGCTTGGTTGCGGGCTGCGGAAACAGTTCTTCGTGCTCGATCTCTTCGAACCATTGTGAGGCCGCGCTGAATTGATTGTTGGATGTTGATTCCGCAACTTGGTACAGCCACGATGCGCCTCGTCTGAAAGGCGGCTTCATACGCTTGAAGTCTGCCTCGACTACGCTTTCCTCATTGGTGCCATCTTCCCAGCGCGCCGCCCAATCTTTGAAAAGATGCAGGGCGAGCGGCTCATCGTTCGGCAGCGAGGCTTTGATCGCATAACCAAAATCGCGGTATGACTCACGGGTTGGAAAATTGGCTGAAGTGTTCGGGGTGGCTTTCACAGCCTTGGTGATAAGATCCTTGTCGCCCATCAGGCTTGACTGTTCAACTTGGGTTGTTGCGCCTTCACGAATAACCGGGGAAGGCGCCGGTAGCTGATTGCGAAGAGTTTCTAAGAGATCGGTGATCTGCTGCCCTGTGACGATTGGCAGATCATTAAAGTTCGGCAGCTTGTTTGGATAATGGTAAGGTTTGTTTGTGTTCGGATGTATCCCGTATGCTACGAAGAACCGACCTTCAGTCAAAATTTCGACGCGCTCGGTTTCATTGAAGTCGATGCGTGCGTATGGGAAATCTTCACTGATTCTGGCGATATATCCGGCCTTCGGTGCTTGGCCGATGCGCGTTGGTAATATGCCGAAACGTTTGATGATCTCTTGCTTGATGATCTCCGCATACTCTGCGTTATGCGTGTCTGCGTCGATCATAATTAGACCGTGGCCAGTTTTAATACCGACACCGGCTTTCATGGCCGACCATCGTTTGATGTCGATCTGCTCGGCATCGTGGCCTGTCCAGTTGTAGGAGTGCCACAGGCCGGATTCACTGGTGACGCCTGGCACTTTACCTCTCGGATCTTTGCCAGCTTCAACGCGCTTATACAGGAACGATTTTGTGGATAACGGAGCCTTCGGCGGGATGACTGGCACGAGGCGGGTATAACCCATATCCCAGAGCGTCTGGAACGGGTCTTGATTTGTTGTCATGGTTTATCGCTCCGGATTATCGGGTTCTTTTTATCACGAATGTATTTTCATCAATCTTGCGGTATGAGATCGCACCGCCGCGCAGCCACCAATAAGAAACGGCACTGTTTCTTTGCTTTCTGGTCGCAACAATAAGTTTGCCGATTTCCATGTCGGCAAACTTATCATTTCTGGGGTGTACTTTTTTCTTCCGATCGAGCGCTTCGAAGCTCATTTCGATTGGCTCGTGGTGGCCAATGTAATTTTGACATTCTTGCGTTTGCCTTTGCTGGCGCCGAGCGTGATCTTTTCTCGCGCTGTCAATTTGCGCGGCGTGATCGGTTTAATTTTGGTCATGTGTGATCTCCAAGAGCCGCCCAAGATACAGGAAAAAGCGGTTCGATGATAGCCGCAATTTGTTTCGCAATTTCTTGCGTTTCTCTTTGAGCGTGCGCGTCACTCCGCAACCGGTGAACGCGGTGAAACGCCAACATCGAGCCTGTCCAAATCCATTCGGTCATCATAGCTTGAGGCAGAACCATACGGGCTTGTTCGGGGGCGACACCAGAAGCAATCATCCAGTCATAATGACGCAGACAGTGCTCATAAACATCACGGTAAGCAGTAGACGGGGTGCAACTTAATCCTAAATTGTCAGGCACAAGAGACCGCACAATCTCGTCGCTTGAGCCCTGTTTTACGTTCTCAGCGCGTTTGCGCCATTTCTCAGGAATATAAAATTCTGGCGGGGTGTCCACATACCTGCGGGAGACTTCATTCCAGACAAGGCCGACCTGATGCTTGCCGAGCTGGCGAGCCACAAAAATCGGAGCTTTGACATGCAGCGAAACGCATGTATGCGCGAAAGGCGACCAATGATTATGCTTGGCTAGGTAGGAGATGAGCTTCTTGTCAGCATCGGATAGATATTCGTGATAAATATCTGGATCAGATTTGAAAGTGATACGTTGCCAATTACTTTCTTTATCAAAGCTAACCCGTGCCGCATTTACCACACTCAGGTCTGAACCCATGTGATCAATATATTCAACTTTCATTTTGTGCTCCTAACTGTGTGATAGACCGAATACGCTTCTAAAAAAGCGTTCACGCTGACGGTGTTTTTATTATGCGGATATGGGTAAATTATACATACACGACCCGGTGTTATAGGTCCTCCTGATGCGTAATCCGCAAATGGTTTGAGCGCGGCCATGAGTTCTTTGATCGTGTGGTGCTGTTCTAAAAGTTCATCGACCAAAATTTGTTTGTCGCATTCAAGCAACTGATTGATAAGGGCGCTCATTTATTTCTCCGGCTGTGGTGGGGTGGGTAAAGGCATCCAGTGTGTTGGGTTTCGTTTTTTGGTGTTTACATATTGACCAACAACAATTGAAAACCATCTATCATTTTTTAAATCATATTCTTTGACAAAAAATGGCAAAGATTCAAAATCTTCTAGCCAATAAACAATATCTACATGCCCAATTTGAATACAGGTTAAGAACATCTCAAAAACCTGATCTTTATACAAATCTTTTTTTTCAAATTTCATCAAAATCAATGACGCATCTTTCGGCGCTGTTTCTATCGGTTGCCAATTTTGTGCGGCAAGTTCAGCGCGTAAACGCTCAATCTCGTATGCGGCTTCTTGCAAGCAAAGTGCCTCGATGCCATGCACGTCCGTGCGAAAATCAACGCCTTGCTCGTTCATTTGTTGAGCAATAATAAGCAGAGCTTTCGAAGTGGGGTGTGTCATGGCTTATTTTCCAAATTTTTAAGGTCGAAAATTTGCTCTTTCAGATCATCAATCTGATATTGCTGGTCTTTAAAGGCAAGGATAACTTCCTCGATGAGGTCTGAGTCATTCCAACTTTCTTCTGGATATTTAAGCAAACATTTTAAATGTTCATTGAGTTTTTTAATCAGCTTTGCGGTCATTTCCCGTCCTCCAATCCTTCGCCATCAATGAAGGTGCGGGTGATCTGAAGGCAAGCAATACGGTTACGGCTAGCAGCTAAGTCAGCCTTTTCTTGTGAATAATACAAGGTAAATTCACTGTTTGAATAATAATTTACCCAAAACGTAATCGTGTGAGTCTTTTTGACTTCGATTAGGTCGTAATAGCTACGGCCATCAACATAAAACTTTCCATCTAAGGTGTTTGCAATAAATTCCCACTCGCCAGTTGATGTTTTATACGCCCCATGAATGGGATGTTCACCGCCAGCATCATCGCAATAATTGCGGTATTCGTTGCCGAGACGCAGGGCGTAGGTTTTGTTTTTAAAGTCTAATTTCATGGCTTATTCTCCTCCATTGGTAAATAATCTTCGCAATGATCGGCATCCTCCGGCAGATCAAACGAGGAATACAGTTGATATTTTGCATCGGCTATTGCACCGCTATCTGGATGTCTGCGGCATGTCGTAGAGGACGGACATAGACCGCTGTTGCAGATTGATACGTCTCTCATATATAATATCCCAATTCTTGAAAATGCTTCATCATTCCGCGCGCTTGTTTTTGAGCGCTCATATCCAACTTCTCAGCTTCAAAAATATGTTCGATCATGGGGAGATAAAGCGCCGCAGCTTCGGCCATTGGCGAGCCTTCCCACAACTCCAAATAATTGCTGTCGGTCAAATCCTTGAGAAAATAATATATGGCCGTGGCCAGCTTATCAGCCCGGCCTTTGTCATATTTCGCCATGACTTTATTGTGCGTTTTATCAATGATCGTGGCGACGATCCTGCCGACATTAGGCGGCAATCCGAACAGCGGTTGGATACAAGCCGTTTGCAATAATTTTTGCATTTTAGCCAGAACCTCATGACCTTCAGGATCATTGATTACGAATACGTCCATTTTCGATATGGCGTACATCATCCGAGCCGGCATGGCGCACTCAACTCGATCTTTGTGCAATAACATTCCCATTAGCGACCGACCGCCAACGGAATGTCTAATTTCAAAGTTTCAAGCGTGTTTGCGGCGGTGAATTGCTGGCTGGCGATCAAAGTGTCTATCGCTTCCTCAATGGCCGCATTCCAAATGATGCGATCCGCAAACGATAATAAGTTGTCTTTTGCAAATTCATCTGTCATTTTAAAAGCTCCTCTCTCTGTTGTTTCATGTGTTCGTGATATTGATCAATGATGTAACCGTCAGAACGATTTCTTTTCTCTTTGGCAACCGTTTTATTCAACACAGCTAAAGATTGATCTCGAACGGCTTTTAAAATCGCTTTGCCCGTGTTGTGTCTTGTGTTGCTCGCACAATTTACAGGCGGCTCGGAAGTTAGAGTTTTAGGCCAAAATTCATCTTGAAAAAATTTAAGAACAATCTGGCCGTATTCATTTTTTTCATCTTTTGTCAAATTTTGGCGCGATCGGTATTTAGCCGCTTTTTTAATGTCAGGATAATCAGGATAATGCTGCTCCATATTTACACCCTCAAAACGTATTTGCGATCATCGCATTAAAATATTTACACAGAACACGTCAGAGTGCAACACAAATCTATTGCTAAATATAAATTTGTATGTCAGATTTCACTAACGGCCATTTCGGTCGTTTAGGAGATGACATGAATACGAAACTTATTGCCCGTCTTGAACAGTTAATGGCCGCAGCAAAAGATGGCAGCATCATCGGTCTGGCGTATGCAACAGTTGGCGAAGGTGACTGTCCGAATGGTTGGGAAGTTGTCGAAGGGGTTTTGACAGAGCCAGTTGCCCGCGCTCTGACCAATGCAACCTTCACCGTTGCAAATCACATGGTTAAAGTTTGGTTCACGCCGATTGAAGCAACGAATGATGCCCCTAATGAAATTGTGGAGCATTGATATGGCGTTTGAGGATCTCAAAGGAACTCTAGCAATCACTCCGAAAGCGCGCTGTTATGTGGTGCGTCGAGGGCCGATATATTATCACCGATTCAGTTATTATGAGGATTGGGCTGTGAAGGCCGGCATTGACCCGGAGGGGCGCGTGACTGTGGCCATAGGCCGCGAGGAGGACGTAGGATCATTTGCAGTGCGCCAGCGCGTATCGACTGACAAATATCGGGGTTTTACTCAAACGCCAGTAGGTTCTGAAAATACCCCGTCTCGTTCGCGTGTCGTGACCATTTCAAATCCTGAGATTGCTGCTCTGATGGAGGGTCGGTTCGCCAAAAAGAAAACGGTTTATATGACTGTTCGGATTGCGCCGGGTTATCTCATTTTCACGCCGGAGGATTAAATGCGCGAAGAGGATGCACATAAATACGCATGTTTCAATGCACAATTTGTGGCCTGTAAAGGTTCGTTATGCATGGCGTGGCGGTGGCATGTACGGAAAACTATTGTGCATAATCGAGGCACATTGAAGGTGCCGACTGCTCACGGCTATTGCGGCTTGGCTGGTCAACCAGAGGCTGATGTTGATTATAAGGGAGAAGATAAATGAGGGTTGAAGTTTACATTTTAGACAGCCTCGCCGCCATTATAGATTTTTCGGATTGTGTGACGATGGCCGAAATTATTGCTCGAATTGGGCGGGATCGGGGTGTCATAACCGAAGATAATTATATCCCTTTGGATAAGATATTGTTGATCAGCACTGATATTAGTGAAGAGAGTGATGAGGGTGAAACGCAAACCGTGAGTGAAGATGCGGCGGTTGTACCTTTTAAACGGAGAAATTGATATGTCTATGAAAGTGCCGAATACGGAACGAGATTACAGCAATATGACCACAGACGATCTGTGGGTTGAATATCAAATGTGGGTGGATTTGTTAGGTGATGCGTCAAACACTTCTGCGGCCAATAAAATTACGAATGCTGTTGCATATCGACAGAAAATTGCTTGTGAGCTGGAATTGCGTAGTCGCTTTCCAGAACCGGAACCTTTTAGGGCGACTCGCATTTCACAACCGGAACAACACGAAACATCAAAATCAGACGAAAATTTTTCTAAAGAATTTTCAAGTGATGTAAAATGGGATGATCGAATGCTTGCTATGGCCAAATTAGTTGGGTCATGGTCGAAAGATCCGAGCACCCAAGTCGGTGCTGTTATCACCCGACCCGACAGGACAATTGCATCGGTTGGTTACAATGGCTTCCCTCGTGGAACGGACGACAGCCCTGAGAAATACGCTGACAGGCCAACAAAATTGCTTCGGGTGGTTCATGCTGAGATGAATGCAATGTTGGCCGCTCGTGAGCCTCTGAAGGGCTATACGCTCTATGTGACACCATTGCATCCCTGTGCAAATTGCGCCGGTTCGATCATTCAAGCGGGGATTACGCGGGTGGTTGCACACATGCCAATTAAGCGTCGCGAGGAGTGGGCGAGCAATTTCGAAGCGGCATCTTTGCTTTTTAATGAAGCGGGTGTTAAATTCAGAGGCTTATTCTTGAAATAAGGATAAGTGCAATCGTTTCATCACCCTTTAGGGTGGTGAAACTGTGTAGGAGAAATTGTGTATTTCTGCTGCCAAAGGACGCAAAAATCGGACATTTCGATGTCTGAATGATGCGCTCCATAACAAAGAGAGACACAACATGAAACGGATAGCATCTGTAGCTTTGTGCTTATTGATTTGTGGATGTTCAGGAACAGTAGATAGCAGTCAATTATTTGAAACTCATACCGTCAGAGCATCTTGGTATGGTGGCGGTGAATATCTGAATAGACACACGGCCAATGGCGAACGATTTAACAGCCGAGCTTTCACCTGCGCGCATCGGACATTGCCTTTTGGCACGATGTTACGCGTTGTTCGGTTTGATCAAAAAGCCGAAACTTATTGCCGTGTAAATGACAGAGGCCCCGCCGCCAATACTGGCCGGAGCCTTGATCTGTCTCGCGCCGCTGCTGAGCGGTTGGGAATATTGAGCGCGGGCGAAGCCCGCGTCTATTTGCAAATCACGCGCTGATCATTTGTGATAGCGCTTGTCAGCCCAGCCTGCGGCTTTGACTGGCAAACCATCAAAACAGGGAGGCAGCTTACAGAGGAGTTTTTCCAGCTCCTCGAAGCTGCCTTCCCCGACTGGCAATTCGGCCATGACCTCATCGTGCGTATGCAGCACAATCGGGTAGCCTGCCGCCTCCGCATTTAACATGCCAATCCTGAGCACATCCGCTGCCGAGCCTTGGCAGATATGGTTGAACTGCGCCCCGCCGTATAGCGAAAACCGATTCCATTTTTCATCAAGGCCAACGCCTCGATAAGTTATGGATCTGATCTTTTCTCTGGCTTGGGGTTCGACGGTGACATCAGCCCATGGCGCATCAACATCGTCCATGCGCGGAGCACCATAAGCCAAGCAACGGCCAGAGGGAAGGCGGCACCACAAAAAGCCATGACGGACGATATAGGTAATTCGGCCATTGAGACACTCCACTTTCTGACCGGGAACTTCGACCGCCATCTTGGCCGCTTCATCAAGTTCTTTCCATGCGCCAGTGATGGCCGGATGTTTTGCACGCCAACCTAATTTAATCAACTCGGCAGAAATCCAAGCCTCGCGGCCAAGAGTTTGAGCGGATCTATCATTGGCTTCTAGCCGCTCGTAATATCGCTTCTCAGCGGCTTCCTGCCGTTTAGTGTCTGAGTTCTCCCAAAGTGCGTCATAAAGCGTGTTCAATTTGACTTTGGCAGCGCGAGCGAAGCGGGAAATGCCGCCAACACCGGTGGCGTACTGGCAGGACAATTCAGCAACTTTGCCGACCGCGCGCTGCGGCTTTGTTACCTTATCAACATCGACGCCGTAAATGCCCGCAGCGGCCAATTCATAAATGCCTTTGCCATGACCGGCAAACAGATCGGAGAAAGCCTGCAATTTCCAATCTTCGCCTGCGAACCATGCCGCCTTTACCGATTCAATAGATGTGTAGTCGGCATTGATAAATTCGTGGCCGGGTTCCGCCCAAAGGAACGATCTGATTGCATCAGAGATGAGATGAATTGGACGGCCAAGAGACGGGCCATAGACCAGTTCAAGCATATCTGGCTCGCCTGTGCGTATAGTTTGAAACAGTAAGCCTAAATCTAACTTACCTTTCTCAAACAATGCTTCAAACTCTTTTCGATATTTTGGTAAATTATGCGCCTGAAGCCCGCGAGAACTGAAGCGTCCAGATTGTCCGGCACCGTGATGCAAATAAGAACCTCGAACACGGCCATCTTTACTTACACGATCAAGCATGGCACTAATTTTACTTACCGATGATTTGCCGCCCTCTTGCCGCAACTCAAGCGCGCGGCGAACATTGTCTGGTAAGTCATCGACATCGTGCAGAAAATCGTCAATATCGTCCTTATCAGTCGAAGGTATGACAACGCCTTGAGACAGCACCCAGTTCTTCAATGCGACTGTCTGGGTGACATATAAAACATTTTGACTGGTGACATGCGCCAATTCATTGTTGATTTTGATCTTAGCCTTATCGACCAGTTTTAATGCTGCCACTGCCGATTCAACGTCAATGCGTACACCCCGATCATTGATCTTCTCGTTCAAAACATAGACGGCCTGTTCGGCATCTGAAAACGGAACGATGCGATTGTCAGCCTCTTCCTCAGCCTCAACGTCGCCGATGCAGTAATCCATGAACTCGACCATGAGGGCAGGATCTTCATTCCAGATCGGTTCGCCATCTTTGAAGCCTTGCGGCAAAGATAAAAGCTGAATGAGCTGCCGACCACGTTTTGATTTCTTGTTGGTCAGATTGAGCGCGTCAGACAGACGATCCAGTGATCGAGGCAAAGACATGGCCGCTGCGGTTGCCGCAGTGCAGCGCCATTGCTCATAGGCAGGCTTTGGCCAGCCGTGACGGTCGCTCATGATCTTCCACCAGATCAAACGCTCAAAGGCGGCGTTATGTGCGGTAATCATGCCCCCAGCTTGAACATAAGCGGCCACATGCGGCGGGCAGGGTTCCTTGCGGAACCAACTATACATCTTGCCAAGTTCGCCGCCAGCAACTATCCAAGCGTCAACAGCTGAACCAGTCGAGTTCGCGCCCAATCTATAGGCAGCCAAAACAGCGTCCGTATGTATATCATCAGCATAAAGATAGACCCCTCGTGTCAGTAGATTTACAACGCCTCGTGTTTCCCAATCCCAATGCAGACTCATCTTCGTTTCTTCCTTCGATTTTTAAATTCCCAGTTCCTGCGCGCCTCTTCAGATGCTGCAACACTTGTACCGTTTACAGCGTCAAAGTCATGACGATGAACCATTGAGGGTGGAGGTTTATTTGGGGTAACAGTAATAACACAGCCGTTTTCCAGCACCGCCCAGACGTTGCCAACCGGGGCGTGTTTCGCTCCGATTTCAAGATAAGGCCGAGCCAGCTCCGCTAACTCGGCCTTCGCTGCGTTGATGTCCATACCGTACTGGCGCTCTAACCAGCGAATAACGGCATGATCGGTAACGACCACTTTCTTCATCCTGCCATCGCATCAATAAGGGCTGCTAATAAACCAGCGGCTGTGCCATCCGAATTACGGGAAGCACCAGCACTTGCTGTCTCTATAGGCATACCATATTGAAGCGCGAGCGACAACAAAAGCGCCATATCACAGGCTGCAATATCAATGTCCGATGCTCGACGTTTAGGGGATACAAACACTTCGGCAGGTGTTCCGGTTTTAAAGACGGAATACCCGCCAATGTATTCATTCCCATTAAAGTGAAAACTTACCAGTTCGCTCTGGCGGCGTTGAGGCAGGGATTTTCTTGTCATTTTCAATCTTTCTCGGTTACCAAACATCATTCAAGTCTGGTCGGTTCTTTTGCATCCAGAGCAGAAACATTACACAGCACATCGCATGGGCGGCGTGCGGTAAACCTGATTCCGGATCGACGATTTCGCCGTCAGCGATGGCCACAGTATGTCGAAGCGCTGCCGCAATCAACCGACTATGTGCCATACCGAGACGCCAATTATTTCGGCCATATTTTTTTGCACCGAAGGCCAAGACAGCGGCAGTTTGTTCAAGCGCATAACGATCAAGGAGATCCATTGGCACTTTGTCTTGGTCGAATTTGCTACCTTGGGCACTCATTCAAAAACTCCGTCAGTTCTATTTTTTATTATTTCGACATATTCTGAATTTAATTCAATTAAAATTGCATTTCGATTATTCCGTTTGGCTACAAGGCCGGTTGTTCCAGCGCCTCCAAATGGATCAAGCACTGTCCCACCTTCTGGGCATCCAGCGAGAATACATGGTTCAATTAGGTCTTGTGGAAATGTAGCAAAGTGAGCGCCTTTGAATGGCTTTGTAGTAACAGTCCAAACAGAACGTTTGTTACGCATTTCAGTATTTCCAACAGCTTTCATCGTTCCGTTTGTCTTAAATGGAACTCGATTGCTACCAACTTGAGCAGAAATATTTGGCTGAGTTAATCGAATAATCGAACTTGCAGCAACTGGTTCTTTAATCGCCTCATGATCAAAATAATATTTTGGTGACTTAGACAACAAGAATATATATTCATGCGATTTTGTGCAGCGATCTGTCACACTTTCTGGCATTGGATTTGGTTTATGCCAAATGATGTCTTGCCGCAGATACCAACCATCCGCCTGCAATGCAAAGGCAACGCGCCAAGGAATGCCGATCAAATCTTTATGTTTGATTGATGTTCCTACAAAAGTTGATGACATTCTATTTTTTGCGCTTCCTTTAGGAACAAGAGTTCCTTCGCTTAAACCGCGAGTTGTGTCTGGAGTTGCTTTCCCATCTCGATATGACGCATAACTATCCCCAATGTTTAACCAAAGTGTTCCGTCATCTCGTAAAACGCGGCGCACTTCTCGAAACACATTGACCAACTCGGACACAAATTCATCTGGTGTAGGCTCAAGCCCCATCTGGCCTGTATGGCCATAATCTCGCAGTCCGAAATATGGCGGAGATGTAACGCATGTATGCACTGACTGATCTGGCAATGTTTTTAAAACATCGCGGCAATCCCCATTTAAAATTTGAACGGTTGTCATTCAAAAACTCCGATGCTGGTTGCATACAAGCTGAGGACAGCCAAATCCTCTTTACCCATTTTTCGCAGCGAGTGCGCTTTACGAAGCAGCTTCACATCAAAACCTCGGCCTTTTGCCTCGTTCCAGATTTCTTTTTTGTCACTGTTCAATTCTTTGATCTCATCCTCAATCCGTTCAACGCGATCAAGAAATTGGATGATTTCGTTCGTATTCACACCGTTTGTCATAATAATCTCCTAAAGATGAAAAGCGGCGACCTATTGATCGCCGCAAATTGACTTATAAATCAACCGAACAAACCAGCGGCACCATCACCGCTTTTGGTCTCTTCTGGGGCAGAACCTTCATCGGAAATTTTCTCGTGCCACTGTTCAGGATTGATTGAACCAGAACCGGCCAGACGATCACCGTCTTTTGTTTTCTGAAAATACTGGATACCGAACGAAACGCCGTCACCGTTCTGATCGTTATGCCATGCAAAGGCATTGATGACCGCAAAGCCATAGCAGCCGCTATACACTTCCTCTTCCGTCGCCGGAATAATCGGTGATTTGTAGCGAACAATAGGTGCCTTATTGCTTTGAACGCGAATGAAAAACACATCCGGCCCCATGCCGGGATGGAGATCGCCGGTTGATTTGTTGCGAGCCTCTTTGGAATCACCGTCCAAGAAAGGCGACTTGATCAAACCAGCTTTCGCCTTAATCAGACCTTTTTCACCCCATTCTTCAACAATGACCTTTTTGACGGCCTCATCGAGAACAGAACGATCACCAGCCTTTGGAAAAATCAGCGTGCATCCGAACTTCTCGGCGCCGCCAACCTGCTGCGCGCGAGCTTTGAACAAGGTCTGGCTGAAGGAAAGACGAGCGATAGGGGTTTTGAAATCTTGACTGCGTGCGCGTGCCATTTACATGTTCTCCGTTTCAATAAAATAATGCTCTGCTTTGGTTTGTGGCGCAGAACTTTCTCCGTTTTTCGAGGCAACCAGCTTTGTGCCGTTCTCCTCACGCACCACCAGATCAGTGATGAGTTCCTTTCGTTTCTTACCCAGCAGCCTTTCAGCCTGCGCAGGGGAAACCAATTTCTTCGTGTAAATCTTTTCGGGGTCAAGACCGGCCATGATCGTCAAAACATTGACCACCATTTCCTCATCGCCCGACCATTTACGGTTTGTGTACTTCGTTTCCAAATGATAGCCGGGGAGAGCAATGCCACTGTCAGCCGTTTGTTTGGCCAATGTACGCACAGATGCAATCCAGTCCTCCAGAGCATCAAGAAGTGGCAACGTATGTGCAATCTTCTCCGGTGACATCAGTTCCGGTTTGTTGCCAATCTGAGGCTTGTCAAAATCGTCAAACCAAACTTCGGCAATCTTGAGGCTTTCTTTTTTACGCTTGGGGCAAAAACCTTCAGCGCGGCACCAGTCACATTTACCTGTGACAAGATACTGATCAGACCAATCATCGAACAGAACTTCATTATGTTCGGCAATTTTAAAAGCATCGTATGCTTTCTTAGATCGGTTCATAGCTTCGAGCAATTCACCCGTCCAGCCAATCAGATCAGACACATGAAATGTGTCAGAACGAATAATGCCGTCTTTGTGCGGAGCGCGCGGCTGCACAATCGTCACTCGAATTGTTTCTACATCGAGAGTTGGATTAGATAGCATTGCTCCGAGTGCGTATGTCAGTAGCTGCGGGTTATCATCCGCATCGACCAGACCTCGGCCATTCTTCAAATCGACAACGTGCAGGCGACGATCATCTGGAACATAGACAACCGCGTCACCCGTTCCGCCAGCATCGAAAGGCGGGTTGAGATCCTTTAAGCTAAAACGCTGTTCGATTTGAAGCTGGCCACCAAGCGAACGAACATGATTGATATAATGCTGCGCGGATTCAACCAACTCGTCATCAATTTCAATGCTGTTTTCTTTAGTGTGCTCAATGTCACCTAGAAAATCCACAGCGTCTTTACCTGTACGAAGTGCTTTCTCAGAGATTTGATGACACGCCGTTCCCCGCGCTGAATGAATTGTTTCAAAATCCGGCAAAGCCTTAGTGGCCAATGCCAAAGCACCGGGGCATTTCCAGTTTCGTGCGGTGGAACTAGCGCTCCATGTTGCATGGTCTCGTACGCCGTGATTAACCATTTTTCGCCTCGCGCTTATAAGGGTTGTGAATAATTGCCGCTTCGATTGCGGCTTTGGCTTTAGCATAAGAAATCGGATCGGCAGGGATTGCGCTGATATTAGTCACAGATGATCCAAAAATCTTCATCAACATTTTCGGCCCATCTTCAAGCGTTGCGTGCATCTGCTCTAGCGGAATGCCAACACCATCATACATGGCTGCGTATGCCATCAATGCCTTGCCAACATCTGCCTTTGTCACATCATCTGGAAATGTCTGTGCAGACACTGGAATGATGCGAGCTTGCGGGGCATCAGGATTGATCGCATGACGCATGACGGCAATTGCATTGGCCAGTGAAACTTGATCATCAGAAAGTTCATGAATTTTGCAACCGAGCAACAATGGAACTTCAGTTGCTGCTTTTGCAATCCCGTGAATTTTGCTGTAATCACCAATCAACTTTCTTACGTCATCTATCGTAAATAACGTATCGGCTATGATCACTTCATCCTTAGCATCCTGAATAGCATCTTCTTCAGGATTAGTGCGCTCCGCACCAGTGCTGATCTGACGCTGAAATTTTTCTTCCTTTTCAACTTCCGCTTTTGATTTACGCTTGCGTTTAGACTCTGGAATCTCCGCTGGCGTAAATTGAATTGGTTCTTTCGGTATTTTTTCTTCATGTTCCGTTTTAGTCTCCGTCACAAGTGCGACAGCTTGTTCAATATTTTCAACAGGCTGCCAGTCTAAAGTCACCTTGGAAACTTTGGCTTCAGGTTCTTTTTCTTTCTTATCTTTCTTTAGATAACCAAGCGCTAAGAAAGCATTGTGTAATTGATTGGCCATGTCCCCATCTTCGGGACGCGCCGTAATTTTAATCTCGATGCTCATTCTATTACCTTTCTGATAGCTGCCCACAAACGCATAACTGACATTTGCATGGCTTCGTCGATAGACCCCGACAAGGTACAGACCCGCACCGAAGCATTTCGGGTTTGGGTGTGATTGGTGATACGCAAACTCATTTGCTTCATTTGGCTTGGCGTAAAACTGGATTCTGCAAACCAAAGAACCGCAGCGGCGCTGAGGTCAATTGCCTCGCCGGCCGCAGCAATTTGCGCCAGCATGACTTTATGGGTTTCCGTTTCGCGGAACAACACTTCAAATGCGCTGCGGTCATTGGCAGGAGTCGAGCCGTCAATGCGTAATGGGTTGAAATCTTTGAGACCGTCCTGTAACGCGTCACCGACATTCTTGTGCCAATACGCAATGACGATCTTATCAAGGCCACAATTAAACTCCTCCTTGACCGCATCAATAATCAGCGGCGCTTTAATCTCGCCAGTCATTCGGCGCAAAGCGCCAAGCTCCTGATCCAATTCGCGTGTTGTTCCGTCTTTGATGGCCTCCAAAATGGCCGACTTGTCGATGTCCTTTTCCAGTTTGCGAATGAGTGAGGGCGAAGCGACAAGGGGCATCACATCATAATCGGGTGGTCGGATCCCAACATCTTTCTGAGTTCGTTTTAGCATGAAACCTGAAATGCGCTCTTTTAATTCTTCGTCGTTTTTACCGCCAATCACGATAGGGATGCGGTTGAAACGCGAAATCTGTTTCATTCGAACAACGCAATAACGATGCAAGAAATCATTGTATTTCGTGACATCCGGCCAACCCTTTAAAGGGTTGGCTTTTAAACGTTCAGGGGCTGAAGAACGAAGGCGAGGATAAAAGTCGCTGGGGTCGTGCGGAGCCGGTGTGCCGGATAAATGCCAAACACGTTCGCTGCGGCTGGTCACGGCACTGGCCGTCATGACATTACCGCCATCGTTATAGAATTTGCCATACACGGCCTGTGTGCGCGCTGCGGTGATGTTTTTGGCATAATGATCTTCATCCAAGATGACCAGATCAAAATTGCGGGCGAGAATAGCGCCAATGCTGGCCGCTTGCGTAAGCGCACCCCAACTACAAATCAAAACATCAGCATCTGTATTTTTGTCTATGCCGACCATGCAAACAGAACGATTTAAGTCAGACCATACGCCCATAGCACGACGCCAAACACCACGGCCTGAAGCCGTTGTGACGATTAAGATTGATTGTGCAAGGATGTAATCTGCGCCAAGAATGGCCGCGCCGGTCTTACCGACTCTAGGTTCATCTGCAAGCAATGCTTTTGTGTTGCTGGCTAGAAATTTTGCGCCTGTGATTTGTGTAGGAAGTGGAATCATTTTGCTCAACTGGGCCGGTGTTCACTGTTTCTATAAATTGGTTTTGACGAAGTTTAGACAAGTTGTCAATCAAAATCTTCTGGAATTGAAATAGGTGCAGAACCGATAATTGCAATGGTGCGAGGTTTGTCGCTAAAGAATTTTTTGAATGAGCTGTCAACGATCTGAGCGTCATCAAGCCAAACCACAAGATTCATGGAATCACTGACTATTTTCAATATGTTATCAAAATCTGGTTTTTTGGTTGGCCGAATTTCACCGCGCCGCGCGGCGACTTTCCATTTAAGAGGCTTGCTTTCGGGAATTGGCAAATAGGCAATCACTTCAAGAAACAGCGGCCCCTCCATAAGAGATTTACCAGCCATTGCTTCCTGAGCCGCCCAAGCAAATTGGCTTTCAAAAGTCACAGTTCTTTCCGGCGTGTAAGCTCTGCCGGATTGACGGCTGAATTTTACACGTTGTTTTCCCATAGGAGCGCCAGAAAGTACAACTTTTATCATGGTGCTAAATAATCCATCAAGGCTGGCCGTTTCGGAATTTCAGCCTCGATCAAGGCCATAAGAACTGGAAACCATTCGCCCGGAATGTTCCCACGTCGTAACCATTTATCAATGGCCATTAGGCTTGGTGGGTTAATCCCATACACTTTGAAAAGATCAGAGATATGGGATGGTTTGGTAAGACCTACGTCTTTGAGATAGTCGATGGTTCTAAACATGCGGCCACCTTAACAGGGACTTTCCATTTTGACAAGTTGTCTTATGCGGGTGGTGAGTTTGCAGCCACAAGCGCGGCAATTTGAGCTTGAATTACCGCCATCTGTGCTTGAAGCTGTGCCAATGTTGGCACTTCCGTTGGAATTATGGGTGCAGGTATTGTTTGCGTTGCGTAAGTTTCAATGACATTATTTGCCGCATCAAAAGAATAAGTCGGTGTTCCTACGTTCTGTTGGCCATTTGGCGTGACAAATGGTGTAACAGGAACTAAGGAATATACGTTATTCTGCGATGTCCAATTCGCTTCAGAAATACCAAATACTTGTTCACCGTTCGGCAAAATCAATGGGTTTGGTATTTCTGAATATGTAGTGACAATTTTTGCAGGGTCGATAGTTGTAAGTGCGACTATCATTTGAATCTCCTATGGGATGATGTAAGGTATTGGGAGAAAATAAGATGCTGAAGGTGTATAAGTAATAACGATGAGACCTTGGGCACCGCTGCCGGCGGGACTACCAGATGCGTCATAACCTCCACCACCACCGCCGCCGCCATATAAACCACCAGCCGCGTTGCCATTGTAATAGTAGGCATCACCGCCCCCGCCACCACCTGAACCGTAAGAAGCTGACCATTCAGTTCCGTTACCGCCATTGCCGCCTTTTGTAAATGAAGGAGTACCGCCGGCACCGCCGCCACCATTCGTGCCCGCAGCACCTCCAGAAGTGCCGCCGCCGCTGCCGCTATGGTTATTACCGCCATTATTGACTGTAGCACTTCCGTGACCGCCCGCAGTGCCACCACCGCCACCACCCCCGCCAGTTCCGGGTTGGGCGCTGCTGGCATTTGTACCGCCTGCTGCACCGGCTCCAAAAGGGCCGGCAGCACCGCCACCGCCGCTGCCGGCATAGTCAGAAGCACTACCGCCACCTGTGCCGCCGGCATATTTTGTTGTTCCCACTCCGGTTGTTGAGCCGCCCGCCCCGCCAGAAGTAGCGCTGCTGTTACCAGCACCTCCTGAACCCCCGGCGGCGGAGACAGACGCTCCGGAAAGAGTTGTGCCGTTAAATGCCGTAAATCCACCGCTACCGCCGAAACCACCGTTACCGCCTGCACCTCCGGCACCTATAATAATATTGATGCTATTGCCACCTGTGAGCGCCAGATTACTAATTTTAGAATACGCACCGCCACCACCACCACCGCCAGAGTAAGTGTAGCCAGAAGCGCCGCCGCCGCCGCCACCGATAACTTCAATGGTATTGTTGGCACTATTCCAAGCGCTTGGAACTGTAAAAGATGTACCAGTGGTTAGATAAGCCTGACATGCACCTCCAGATATAGAGACAAAAGGTGTTGTGCAGGCAAAAGCTGATGACGACATCAGGCCAAAAGCAAAACCAAATAAAATAAGGCGTGCGGTGTTTTTAATCATTGCATTTGTTTCCAAAGACCGGTTGTAAGGCCATTGACGCGGAACACATCAAGCATGAATACACTTGGTTCGTTCAAAACAACAGTTGTACCAGTGCTGGATGTGTTGATAGCTGTTCCGCCCGGAGTTGCTGAAATTTGAAAACTGCTTGTGGAAAGACCGGTGGCGAGCACATAATAAATTTGGTTGGCTGTCATACCGGTCGGCATTGTTGCTGCGGTGAAATACACTTGTTGACCAGCAACAAAACTATTTGTGTACGTCACCACCGCAGGGTTGGCCGAAGATACGGTTACCGCCGCCGCACTAATTGTTTTGGTTGTTGCAAATGTATCGCCAGATCCGCTTGGAGATGTCGAAAAACCGGATAGTGTGACAGCACCCGCGCTGGAACCGTTAATGATTTCAACTAAACAAGTGCCATCTAATACAGGCGCTGCAAGAGTGAATGCACCGCCATTTATCAGATATTGGCTTGGGTTTTTGCCGCAATCGACAGTTGATGTGCCGCTGCTCACAGTTCCAAGAGAATAGGACGTTAAGTTTGCCCCACCGGACAGCAACTGATCAGGGGTTCCGAGAACAGCTACTGTGTCTGTTACGGCTGGGAGCGTGATTGTGGTCGTGCCGGCAGTTGCTGATGCGTTTAGTGTGGTCGTTCCAGATGTCGAGCCTTTAAGCACGAGATCAGTTGAGTTGAACGATTGAGCAGCCGTCCATGTATTTGCATTGGCCAAGTTCAAACTTGCGCCGGTGGAGCCGGTTGAAAGGGTTGTACCGTTTACAGGGACGTTACCAAATGCGGGAGCCGCACTTGTGGTGGCCACGAGCACTTGGCCTGTCGTACCGGCAGCGGTTGCGACTGGAGCCGCACCAGCACCACCACCATACATAATTCCATATTGCGTAAGCAAGGCTGAGGATGTCATTGCGGAAGTGCTGGAGAAGTACGGAATACCGCCGGACGTTCCTGCGGTCAGGCCAGTACCACCATTACCCACCGCCAAAGTACCTGTGACACCTGTGGTCAATGGCAATCCGGTGGCGCTGGTCAAAACCGCTGCCGAAGGCGTACCGAGATTTGGAGTGACAAAAACTGGGCTGGTGGTCAATGCGAGCGCACCAGAACCGTTTACCGCCGTACCGAGTGCAGTTGCAACACCAGTGCCTAGACCGCTAACACCTGTGCTGATTGGCAATCCGGTTGCGCTGGTGAGTGTGCCGGATGACGGGGTTCCAAGCGCACCGCCGTTTACCACGAATGAACCCGCAGATCCCGTATTCACAGCTAAAGCGGTCGCAACACCGGTGCCGGGCGTTGTAGTAGCCAAAGTTGAAAATGCAGTGCCGCTGGTTTTCGTAACTGTCAAAGCACCGGTGCCGGTGTTTAAAGTTGCATCACCGCCAATTGTCACACCGTTGACGGTCGTACCTGTTGACGCATAAACAGCCGCTTGACCGGCTGTGCCGCTGGATACTGTACCGCCGCCACCGCCTGTCGTACAAGCGCCACCAGCATCGACAAAATTTCCACTGGCGTCAATGCTGACGCAATGGCCGTTTGTCAGCGTACCGCTTGCGGTTCCAAATACGGTCGTGCTGCCGGAACGTGTACCTTGTGCAATCGCACCTGACCCGTTACCGATCAACGGCGCATTGGCTGTAAACGTTGTTGCACCAGTACCGCCATTACCTACAGGCAAAGTGCCTGTAACGCCTGTACTTAACGGAAGTCCAGTCGCACTTGTTAAAACCGCCGCTGAAGGTGTACCAAGATTCGGAGTGACAAAAACTGGGCTGGTCGTAAGTGCAATTGCACCGGAACCATTCACCGCAGTTCCAAGTGCAGTCTGTACGCCAGTGCCAAACGATGTAATACCAGTACCGCCATTTGATATGCTGAGTGGCGTACCTAATGTTACTGAACCTGCTTTAGTAACGCTAAATTTGCTGACACCGCCAACTTGCAAATCGGCCAATAAAGAACCGCTTGCGGATGCTGTGTCAGTTATATTTTCTTTGATTCCGGTGAAAGTTGTACCTACGGCATTCCAAGTTTGTGTCGCATTCAAAATTGGATTTGAAGCCGTAATTGATCCTGTTGCCACATTTAATTCAGAGGCTGGAGGCAGTGGTGCAATCAGTTCAATAACACCCTGAGATGGATTAGCATAAGTGCTGTATCCGAGAACGACTTGCTGACTGGGAGCCACAGGTGGTGTTGCTGTAATTGCACCGGCTGTTGTGTCTGACAGATAAACATACGCACCATCCGTAATACCGGAAGTGTTTACACCTGTTAATTTACCTGCGACAATTACAAATCCGTATGTACCGCTAGCAATAGCCGTATGAGTTAAACCTATTGCATTAGCGGTTGTAGGAGAATTGGCCTGAGCCAAACCTACGGTTGGGTAATGAGAATGCTGACCGGTAACGTAAACTGCTGAGTCGGCGGGAATCGTTGAAGCTGTGGCGTTATAAACACGCACTTGAAGTTCAGAACCAATATGCACATCATTTTGCTGAGTGGATGTGCCATTCAAAAAGTCAAATTGATCCTCGGTTTGATCATACCAGATCAAACCATTTGCCCATGTTGGTTGCGACGCCAAAGGGGTAAACAATTCATAATTTGAAATTGTAGGGTTTGAAAATGCTGGCGCAGTTGTCAATGAAATTGCACCAGAACCATTTACAGCATTTCCGAGCGCGGTAACAACACCAGTGCCGGGCGTGGTCGTGGCCAATGCTGTAAATGCAGTGCCGCCAGTTTTCGTCACTGTTAGAGCGCCAGTCGAAGCGTTGAGAGTGCCATCGCCATTAACGGTAAATCCGCCTAAAGCACCTGCATTGTTAAATTGAACTTGGCCTGTTGATCCACCCACAGCCAAATTTGAAACTGTATTACACCCAAAACCGCTGGCCGAAGTCCACGTTAGAGCGCTAGTCGCACCCGAACAGGAAGGTACAGCCAATGCTGTAGGTGATGCGGAACTTGCAGTCGCATTTCCGACTACAGTATTTGCCGCTTCTGCTTGCAAACTCGGTAAACCGACAAGGCCGGTTGCGGTGAATGAACTGGTCGCCGTAAGTGAAGGCGCGCTAACTGCTCCATTTGAAGCAATAGTCATGGCATCCGTTGTGCCATTGTTGATGATAAAATGAATGGCATTTACGGTGGTTGTGCCGAGAATTAAATCTCCTGTCGTGGCTGTCAAAAATACACCGCTAGGCAATCCAAGACTGCCCGTTCCACTATAGCCGGAGCTGTTGATGCCGAAATCGCCAAAGTACGCGGTTGCGGAACCTTGATCGTTGCTGACGATATAATCAGCACTTGCGGCAGTGCCGGAACTGGTGTTAGACACGACCTGCTGGACATAACCATTCAGATTCGTGCTGAATGATGAGAATATGCCGGTGTCGGAATATGGCAAAGTGCCATATGAAATTGCACCTGCATTTGTTGCAGATGCAATAGGAGCTGAAAATATTTGCGCGGCAGACCATGTATTGCTATCAAGCAAGGTACCATAGCTATAAATACCAGCATTCAAAATCGTATTGAGTTTCGCGCCGGTGATCGCGCCCGCACCATTCGACGTGATAACGGTATTGACCTGACTGGAAAGGGCAGCTTTTGTCGATTGGGCTTCAGCTTGTGTGCAAACCAACAACAATGCGAGGGTGAGTGCAAGGTTTTTAAACATCTTCATATCTCTCATTGCCAAGGAAGTTTAACTTTAAAGCCTGTTAAGGCAAAAGTTGCAAATCCGATAAAGAAAAACCACAGTAATCCGTGGCCGATTTTCATGGCCGCGCCATCATAAGCCAAGCGAAATTTACGCATGAGTTCCATATCTTTTCGGATTTGAGAGCGTTTTTCAGAATCGGTAGCATCTATACCAACTAATTCAAATTCTTTTCGGAGCGCATCAGGAAGTGCATCGCGGAGTGCTTCCTTGATGAGATTTTTCAAGTCGCTTCTGTCAATTGTCACCGTGTCTGAGAAAGGCTCCATGATGCCACCTGAAAATTATTTGGAAGGAAGTGTCTGCCCCCAGCCGCAAAGGGCTTTACCGACAGCATCGTGCTCATGCACTTGAGCCACAGTAGCAGAAGTATCGCGCGCTGACCAGTAGATAGGCTGCGCGGCGGCGCAAAATGTGACCTTAGTCGGCTCGCCGGAACTCGTCGTTTGGCAAGCTGTTAGGGTTATGGGCAACATCAGCACGCACAACTTGGCGAGCAGCATCGGCAATTTTAAGGTCATTGGCTTGTTCCTGCAATGAGGTCGCCACCACCGAAGCCGCGCCCGCATCGAGCATCTGTTTGTTATTCAGATACCCAAAATAATTGGCGATGCCTTGGAATACGGCTTTGATGGTGGAAAGCATGATTGCACCTTAAATTAAGAAGCGGGAGTGGTCGCAGAAACTGCAACGACTTGCGAAGGAATACCGGCAGGAACTGTACCAACACTGGCCTTGATTGCCGACACCAGCGGGCAAAGCTGATCCGCAACCTGCACATTGGTGGCCAACGCATTTTCCACGTTTGTCGCAGCTTTGCTGTTTGGTGCGGTGATCTTCAAAATGTTGGTGGCGACCGACGAAGCGGTTTTTGTCGCAGGTGAACACTCGGCTGTCACCAGAATATCCGCAACCGTGATGAGGTCTTTGCCGATCACAGGCGCATATTTGTTGACCGAATTATCAAATGCGGTCAGTTTGGCGGTCAATGATGCACAACCGGCTAACCCGCCAAAAATAACAAACGTGGAGAGAATTGCAAATTTCTTCATAACAACCTCATGCTTTTGGAGTGGGATCAATAGTTGCAGGTGCAGCCGATTTATCAGCTTTATAACCCTGAGATGCACCTGCAATCAGAGCCAGCAAACCGGACAAGATTGTTGAAGCTGTTGCGGCAGTGTGGGGATCTGCGAAAAATGCGCCCAAAACAGGCAGGTGCATTTCATTGGCCGCGAGGCCGGCAAAAGACAAAACGCCAAGGATGACGCCTGTAGGGATCGTTCCGTTCATGATAAACTCCTAAGTTTGAGAGATTGCAGATTTTAACATCGTTTTTGCGCGCACATGAGATGTATGAGCATTCCATACAGTTTTAACAATTGTATGAACAGCCACGGTTGCCAGCAAAGCAGCACCTACAGGATGCACATGCAGCGCAGGATTGGATACAGATGCCGTCAAAATAGTGACTGAACCGCCACTGAATGCGGCAGCGGCAAGAGAGGATTTATGTGAATCCTGAGCAAGTTGGCCAGCTTTATTAAGCAAATGAACAGAAGAATCCGCAGTTGTATCGGCCAAAGTAATCGGGTTTGCTTTAATTGCCGCCTGTGCCATTTTAATCGCTTCGACTTCAACTCCAGCAACGCGCGCCGCCCAGCCGCGACTGAAGATTTTCCAAGTTGTCAGACTCTCCAAAAAGGATAGGCGCATGTCGGAATATTTATGAATAGTGGTGATCGGATCGCCAGAAAATAAAAACCCTCCGCGTGTCCATCTTTTCAAAGCCGCACCAACACCAGCATTATAGGCATCATCTGAAACGCAATGATCAACACCTTCGTGCATGGCGTCAGCCTTAACCTCATCCCAATACCCAGATTTGAAAATGGCCGCTGCCATATCTTCTGTGACATCGGCCATCGCAACATTCGGGTACATCTTAATCAAAACGGGAGCCGAAACGCCAAACTTTGAACCGTAAAGATAACCTTTTCCAACCGCGCCGCCTGTCCAGTTTCCCGGATCATGTTTGTTGACGGATAGGCTATTTCGGCCTTCCCAACGCATCGTGTTTAAAAAAGAATTTTTTAGGTTCTGAACGGCCATATCAGTAGGTTTCCACAGTTGCAGGGCTGGATGCAACGCCGGAAATACAATTGAGCGCTTCCGAAGGTACGGGATAATCTGACCATTTACGGCTGGTATTTGGCAAAATTGTAAAACTACCGGCAGTATTGAGTGCTGCGGTGCCGCCAAAGCTACAAGCTATAGTTGCTGTGGAACTTTCATTTTCGATAAGCAGAAAACGCCGTGTGGCTGCGGCCGCAACGGTTGCAGAAGTATTGGTGATTGTCGCAGCGCTTACAGTACCTGTTACGGCTGACGGCACGCCAGCATTGCCTGTTGGCAATGGAACGGTCGCAGAGAAAGGAAGCCAACAGGGGCCGACTGTTCCACCAGCGCAACCGGTGTTTGTAATATATCCGGGCATGATCTGCTGCGAAGTTTGAGCTTTAACTTCTGTAACAGCGGCCAGTGCGAGGAGTACAAGTGAGATACGAGTGAAATTCCGCATTTTGTCCTGCCTTCTAATTTTTTGAAGTGTATAACAGATTGTTGATGTGTTGTCACTTAGGATGCGTTTACCGAATCCGTCCAGCCCATAGCCGACATATAAGCGTAAATGCCATTTGAGGCGTAATACACATTTGAACTTTCCAAAACCCAATCAACAGATTGAGACATATAATAAGAACCATACCATGTGAAAGGTGGTAAATTGGTGGTTGAACTGATAGGTCCAAAATTATTACTTGGCGCGGCCAGTGTACTTGCACCACTACCGGCACCAGTATCGCAAATTTGCAAGTTGATGCGTGCCGCCGTTGGAGGTGCAAACGCTGCAATTGGGATGGCGGTCAAACCATTTGCTGCGCTAATATTACCGCTTGCACCTGTAATCATTCTTGGATACGCGATTGTTGTTGTACTGGCCGCAATAACATATTGTGCGCGATTTCCCTGTTGCAAAGTTTGCATGAGAAGTTTGGACGGATTAGCATAAACCGCACCGACACGCATATAGTAAGTGTATCCTGACGGCAGCGTTGGAGCTGCGGCAGACAAACTTAAAACGGCTGAAGTTGTGCTGCCATTATCAATCAACCACACATGATACCATGTGCTTGCGGCCACCACACCAGCATCTAATCCACCCGCGCCGACAAACGCAGTGCTGGCGGTGGTTGAGACATTGGCGCGAATTATGTTTGTGTATGAAGCATTTGGTATTTGTACATAGTTCGCTGTGATTGCGACAATCGTATTCGAACCAGAACTATTTTTAATCACCAGACCGGAAGCGCTGGGCATTCCTGTGGATGGTGTTGTTACAGGTGGTACGGGCGACGCGCCGGAAGCTGGGAGATAGCTGATTATCTTCCAAATTCCTGATCCTTGATAGGCCGCGATGCCAACGTCGCCCACAAGCCCAATGAGATTTACACTTCCCGGACAGAGCAAACTGGCCGAATTTGTAAAAGTGGTTGTGGCGCTAACCGTGAATTGATAATCTGGGTACGAAGTTGAAGCTGAGGATCCGAATGAAGTGATTGTTCCGCTTCCGGTCAGCAAAATATTATGCGTAACCACTGAGCCAAAATCTACAGTGGCTGCAACAGCTTTAGAAGTTTGAATACCATAGCCGCCGCTGCTGACATTTATGCCTAAAAGTGCCACAGCCGCCGCTGTTGTTGCGGCGTTGACAACGGGCTGCATGGCTGAAGATACAATCGCGCCGCTAGTGACTGGCAAACCGGCAATCATATTACCGCTGCTATCAAATGCTGCGTATTGATTGGCTCTAGCTGTTGCCGAAGGTAATGGTAAGGGTGGATTGCTATCCGTAAGCGGCGCCGTAAAACCATAACCGATTGAATTTTCAACTTGTTGAATGGCCATTGTTACATAATCAAGAGCCGATTCAATCACAGACGGCAAAAAATATCCTTGATTATTGAAACTGTAATTTTGAACGTATGGCACATTTCGAGCGATAGTCAGCGAAGTTCCGATGGCGATAGCCGCGCCTGAAATTGTATAGGTGACTGTTCCGCCAGTTGGAGAACCGATACCGGTGATCGTATATTGGCTTTCTGGCAGTGTGGTGCTTAGGCCATTTCCGTCGGTGTAAATTACCAGTTCGTCGCCCAAAACCGGAATAAGAAATGGATAGGCGAATGACGTTTGCGCGCCAGTGCCGGGCAAAACTACCTTGCTGATGGTGGTTGATATTGTCATTTCGCTTCTCGTTGTGTTTTAGGTTGAAATGCTTATAGCACAAAATGGCTGATATTAGCGAGGTGTAGCGCCGGGAAAACCATTCTTTTTCTGTTGTGTAGCTTTTATCACGATGTCCTGATATTCCATTTTTATCATACCTCGTGCCGTATCTCTGGTTCGCTTGATGACTTCATTGATGGAATCATGCCGCTGCTCATCATTCATTTGTTTGAAAGCAGTTGATGCGACAAGAGTATCAAGATTTTTCTTGGTCATTCGACCGGCGATTTGAGCATATCTGTCAAATTGCTCATCGGTCAAAACGACATTTGCAATTTTTCGTTCGACCTGAGCCGGATGAATGTGCAAATCCATCATCGCTAAAATAACCGGATCTCGGTTAAGATGACTTTCGTATATAGATGAAAGTGGCCCACCGATAGATGCTGGATGCTGAATTGGCTCACCCCAAATATCACGTTTTGGGAGTAGCGTATCCGATTCATACGGAATTTTTGATTTTACTGCATCTAATAATGAACGTGTTTCGCGCATATACGGATCAGTATTGCGATCTAATTGCGACAGCATAGCCGAATACGGCACAAAAGACGAAACAAAATTCTTAATATAGCTTGCACCAAATCTATCAGGTTCATCAAGAGCCTTAATTAGATCAGCGGGGCCTTTCATAAAACTCTCGTCCAAAATATTTTTGGATATGCTTTGCACAACGCTTGCCGCAATTTGAGCAGCGGTTTCGGTTGGCAATTTATGTGCGACTTCATAAAAATCAGCACCGAGGCTGGCCAGCAAACCTAGTGGTCCGAGACGATGAAGATCATAAAACATATCACCAATTTTGACACTGTGCGGCTGGTATCCAGCCATCCGCCACAAATTTGCTTCGTCACGATTGACTGGACCAGAGCCTGTCATTTGGCCGGCAGCGGCCAGAGAACCGAAGAGAGTTGCAACTGTGGTTCCAATCAGCATACGGGCAGCGGCCATATCGGCGACGTAATTGTCTTTGCTGAAAAGTTCGGCGCGTACATCGCTACTCAGAAAACCTAAAGGAGTTCTTTCGGAAAGTGTACGAGCGAGAATATCGCCAGATATACGGGCGAAAGGCAAAACAAATTTAATAAGGGGCGCACCTAAAATTTTCTGATTGGTCAGATTGGTCAGTGCATTTGTAATTTTACCACCTTTTGACAGCAAAGATGTTCGTTTTGCTTCGAACATTGCTGTTTCCATCATTTCAGCGGTTGGATTTTGCGCTAGGTAGGCAGTTCGAGCGTGAAAATCACTATCGACATGGCCTTCCTCTGCGGCTTGACGATAAGCCAATTGACGAATTTCGGCTGAATAGTTGCCAGCGTATAGGACAGCGTGCAGCGCTCCAACTGCGCGGCTTGGCATACGGACAAGTTCGCCGGTGGGAAGATAATACCCAAACAAAGCCACATCCGGCGTGGCGCCGTTTTCACTGTATATCGGGGCAATTCCATTTGCACCTTTGATGGTGTTAGAATCAATAAGTGCCTGCCCTGCTTTAAAAGCATCTCGCGGCGCTTGCATCAAAGCATGAAGTGCCGATCCGACTGCAACCCAATCTGCATTTGGATCCAATCTTTCAGCGGGTGTTCCACCTGTATTATAAAGATCAAATGTTTTTTGTGTTTCATAACCTTCTTCACCCGGAAGCAAAGTCATTTTTCCGGTGCGTAAAGCGTCAACAGCGGCCTTCATGCCGGGTGCAAAACCTTGCTTGTAACCTTTTAAACGCGCACCAATTTCTCCAAAGGATACTGTATTACCAGTACGTCCGAGAACTGTTCGCAGCATTCCAATTGCCGCAGCTGTGGGAACCTGAGCGGCAGTACGTTCAGCCGCCATTATGCCGTTACCTGTCAGATACGTCATGTGAGTAGCAAGGCCAGAAATAATATTGTTGATAAATATTTCTAAAGCCATATTTGTTCCGCTAAATTTTTTCGCGTCTCGGTAGAATTTGGCTTGTTTTTCAGGCGTATCCTGTAATGCGCCGCGATCAATCTCCTGCAATGCTTGATAAAGCGTTTGGCCAAAGTCTCTTTTTATGTAATTTGCCCGTTCAAGATCGCTTTTGAGTTCGGCAGATTTGCGAAATGCGCGAGTAGCGCGGCCAGATTCAGCGGTTATGCCAGAAAAATATTCTTGAATGCGAACGTTATCTTCTCTTGATTCCAAGAAAGCGATCACATCTTCAGGGGCTCTGGTCTGTCGGGCTTTTTTCTCTAGCGTGGCAGTTTCGGCCAGTGATTGTTCCAAAAGTCGGCGGCCTAATACCACTTCAACGCTATTGGCTGCGTGGCCAACTGTCCAATTATCAAGATTTACGCGAGCTTGCGGCAAGCCTAAAATATCAGCCATACGCTGAACTTCAACATCTGGTATCACACCTTGGCGTGCGGCTAGAAAATCATTGTTGCTTTCAGCATTGGCGTGCATCTGATCGTTAATTGCTTCTCGCAAATCCGCAATAGATCGGACGTTTGCGACTATAATATTTCCGGCTTTATCGAGGCGTTTGGATTCGGATTTTGAAGATATGTCAGGTTTTGATCTTGGAGCGAGGGGATGGATTCCGCTTGCATTCCCATTTCGGGCATCGTCGATTGCTGGCTTTGGTACGCCAACGCCTTCATTCCGAGTTTCGCTTCCGCTTGGTTTGACCTGCTCATCGACGCGGCCACCGCCGCCGCCTGCGGTGACAGGTTCGGGTCTTGCGCCACCCTCGCCCATGTTTTTTGCTCCTGCTGCGCCTGCGCCACCTTCTGCTGGAGGCTGGGTTGCGCTGCTTGCTTTTGTGAGTGCGGCTTCGAGTTCACTATTCAACTCTCCTATTTTTGCATGTGCAGCTTGAAGTTCGGCCAATATTTCTGGCGAAACACCTTCTAAATTTCTGTTTTTTTCATCAGCAATACGTTCTGCGGCGACTTCAGCTTCTGAGGCTTTTACAGTCTGCGCGTCTTTAATATGCTCATCAGCCAATGTTACAGGCTCTGGCCGATCACCAGTAATGATGGTGCGCCGTGGTTCGCTGGTTAAAAATCGGTCAAAAATCGAACGGATATTCTCATTTATAGGCACGCCAAGTTCATCAGCCGATTTATATATCTGCCGGAACCATTTATTAAGTGTTTGAAAAAGACGTGCAAGTGCGGGACTTGGCGCAGTTTCATCTCTTAAATAACGCTCATAAGCGCGTGCTAATTTTTCATGCGCGACAGCCCACAATTGCTCTTCGCGACTACCTTTCGCGGCCTGTGAAAAATCTTCAACTCCGAGAAATTCCAAAATTTTCTTTGCGTCATCTTTAACTTGTTCAGGCGCGTCAGGATGCCGAGAATCTCTCATGAGATTGTTTAAAAACCGATGAGCACCTTCATGAAATAATGAGGACGCATTTCTTGTTCTGAAAATTGTCATCAAATCTCGACCGTTCGCATTTGAATTTAATATAATGCTTGCGTTCGGGGGTGCTTTTTTCTTTTTTTGAAACAGCGTTGCCTGATTTTCATCTGTCTCAGCCACTTCACTTATCGGCTGGCCATTTTCGTCTCGGTATATGCTTCCCTCTTTTTTGAAACGCTCATAATCGGTTTCAACGGCTTTGCGTACATTTTGAACGGCTTGGTCGCGGGTGATTTTTTTATCAGTGAGATCACGCGCATTTTCTTTTAGGACATCAGCAACCACTGAACCGGCCGAAAATTTTGTCCGATCAAAATATTCAGAAATTTGCGAAGTCGTTTCCGACTTGGCAATATTGCCAGCCACATCAATTTTACCGAGAATATTTTCAGCGCCTGTTGCAGCTGTTTTTGTCTGCCGAGTGATTTGAGCTAATATAGAATTGACATCGCCAGAAATTTGCGACTCGGCTTTGATGTTCGGAAGATCAATCTTCCCAAACATTTCAATTTGAGCCTGACCTTCCGCTTTTGCAACGTTGGCATTCTTTACACGATCAATGATGTATTTTGTTTCAGCCGCATTTTTAGGTTTTAATTCAGTGATGAGATGCAAAGCCTGAAGCTGGCGAACACCATCATTTTTTAGTTCACGGCCAACCAAAGCACCTTGATCTTCAGTAATTCCACCAATACCTTGTTTCACATAACCAAATGCTTCATCTGACAAAACAGCCAAATTGCGCGGTTTTTCTGCTGATTTACTGGTTGCACCTTCTAAATATTCAGGGTGCATCCGCATAATTGTCGCGCCATCAAGAGCGCTGCCGGAACCGCGAACAATGTTGATCATCGCGCCACGGACACGAGCATCTTCTACCGTAACACCATCGACTTCACGAATTAAAACGCCCGGTATATCTATATGTTTTTCAATGCCATTTTTGATCAACCAACGCGCAAGACCGGTGCGTTGATGGCCATCGACCACAATTAAATTGCCGTTTCGCTCTTGCCATACAAGAATACCTTGGCCCTGCTCCGGCACCCACGCTTTTGTATTTTTGAGTTCATCGGTTACGCCAAATTCATCACCACCGGATTTGTATTGCATCCGATTTGCATCGGTTATCAAAGACTCGACATCGAAAAGCCGATTGACACCTTTTTTGGCTTCCTCCGGAGATGAAAATTTAAGCGTCTCGTTAGGATCAAATTTTTTGATCGAATCTACGCCTTTGGTTTCGATCTGTGTTTTAAGGTCTTTTTGTTGTTCGGAAACGGCTTTTTGTTCCGTTTTAATTTCTTCGGTAGATGCGTGAGGCTCTGCGGTCAGCTCTTCAATTGTTTTACCGTTAATTTTTACAGGCTCGATGACTTTATTTGCAGGCACCGAATTTTTAGTTTCCACCAGCCAACTCGGTACGCTAGGTTTTGGCGCTCTGGCTCCTGTAACTTTATTCAGAATATCAAAATAATCTTTACGATACAGATCAACCGCGTCACCGTAAAGACCTTTCATATTCTCAGCGCGTGCAACAAATTCATGTGCAAAAAATTCAGCATGAGCTTCTAACTCATTTTCAGGAATTTTAACATAAGCCAAGCGCTTCATCATGTCTTGTTTGATGTATTCAAATTGAATTGCGATCGGCTGAGAAACTTTGGCCGGTTTAGCGGCCACTACAGGCGCAATCGGCGCAGTTGATACATTGGGAGCGACAGGCGTGGATTCAGCCGCTGCCTGCTCGCGCGCACGCTGTAAACGCGGTTCTAAGGCTTTAAGCTCTTCTGCCGCATTTTCAACGCCGGTTTTCCCGTTAATCTTAAATTGATCATTCGTTTCCAAAAGATATTTTCTTAACTCGGTCAGTTCTTTATGCCGTTTAAAGGCTTCAGGATCAAATTTTTCGGCAGGATCTTTAACTTCAGCATTTTGAACTTTTGTAGGTTCACTGATTTTAGTTGTGACGCCATTGCGCGTAACCCAAGTGCCTTGCTCTTTTTCTGTTATCAAAGCGGGCGCACCCGCAGTTCCAACTTGTTCAGTGTTGGTTGCAGTGCCAAACATATCCAAAGCGGCTAGCGGCAATTTTGCCGCTTCACCTGTTGGTCGAGCAACTTGCGTTTCTGTTTCAGGAAACAATGTTGCGCCGTTTCGACGCACTTCCTCTTTTTGAGCCTCAGTTGGAACGATGCGGTTTGCAACAGGTTGCGGTTCGACAACTTCCGAATTGTACATGTCGGCGGCTTGACGACGTAGATAATTGATAGGTTCGCGCAAAGCCCAAAGCTGATCATCTATCTTGGCCATTTGCGACAGTGCGGCAGTCATTTCAGCCGTGTGCGGAACTTCACCCGATCTAAAAGTTCTTCGACGTGCCAGTGCATCATCAAGATCGGCTTGTGCAGCTTTAACTTGAACCATCAATCGACGTTGTTGCGGTCCTCTCGCATAAACGCCTGAAATGCCATTATGCCGGTCGAGTTGATCTTGAGCATTTTCAAGACGCTCTTGCGCCGCAGTTAAATACTCTTCCGAAGGATTGGCAAAACTTTCAAAATGTTGCTTAATGTCATTTCTTTGAGCAATCAATTCATCTTGTTTTGCAAATAAACCATCTTTGTCAATTTTGCGCGCCGCTGAATCCGCATTGATCGAATATTGATTATGGCCAACCGCCATTGTTTCAATGAGTGCTGGAAGTTGATCGGCTCGTTCGACATCGGGTGGTCGTTGTGCAGATCCGGTGATCGTTTCTTCTGCGCCATATATGCCGGATGCGCGCGCTTCAGCCACTGTCACAGGCGATCCTGAAATAGCACGCGCACCGAAATTATTTAATTTTTGTGCGATTGGCGTATGGCCATTGAATACGAGGCCAAAACCTGTCGAAATTGCTACTTTTGTCCAATCAAAAGGCTGATTTTCTTGATACTCGCTTTGGGCTTCTAAACCACCCATCATCAACCCGCCAAAAGCACGAGAGCCGAGTTGGCTATTCATCAATCTTTCAAGCGTGCTGGCAGTAGCCGGGAGTGTTTTTGTGGCGAGCGTCGGCCAAGATGTTAATGCGTAGGGTGCAAAACCGCCGACGAATCCTGCTATCGGATGTTGTTGCTGGCCAGCGATTTGAGTTTTTTCATCAAACCCTGTGGCTTCTAAAAACCGATTGGGTAATTTATCCGCAACAAAATCTTGTGCTTTTCCGGCTAAGTATGAACCGCCAAAGAAACCGCCAAGACCGCCGGCAAAACCACCTAATGCCGCTCCAATCGGACCGGCAACCGCGCCAACTCCCGCACCTAATTCCGCACCTGCGCCAGCCGCCGCAAAGCCACCGGCTGCGGGTATTGTACTGCGTGCAGCGCCTCTAAAAAATTCACCTGTGGCGCTGGTTTGCGCGCCGATTGGCGTGCCGCCCAAAGTGTCATCTATAAATTTACCGAAATCATCAGTATTTGATTTTTGCGAAGGAACCGCATAAGCCGCAAAAGGATCTAAATTTGCTGTGGTGTTTTCGTCGGCCATCAATCAAATCCTATTTAATATATACGCCATGTTGAATTTGGCGGAGGGGCGCCATTTTTCGGTGACATTACCGACCAATCAGGTAAAGGTCGAGTTATATCTTCAGGCGGGCCTAATTTCTTAATATAATCTTCGGCGTGCGATATGCCTTGTGTTGTAGCAAATTTCGCATTGAATGCTGAGATATTTTCAGGTTTTGGATCACGCAACAAAGCGGTAACAACGGTTGCCCATTCATCCGCGCCCACATATCTCTGCGTTCCGCTCTTTTCTGTAATTTTTGGCAGATTACGCATCATGGTATTCCATTCAATAGGATTGACGCCTGCCGGTGGTTTAGGAACATTTGTTTCTGCAAGTATGCGATACATAGGCGTATCAATTGCCAATGTGGATTCTTGTTTTTCACGCTCCATAAGCGCATCGTATTTTGCTTTTTCTTTTTCGGCAGGTTCGCGATAAATTTTAAAGAACGCATCTTGCTTTTTCGGATCTATGGCTAAAGGAAATTGAGTTGGATCATTACCATCCGCTACCCATTTTGTCATGGCAGTATCAATATCACGAATAGCGTTTTCTTTGGCAATATTACCTTTAATATCAGTGTTGATTTTGCCTCCGGCATAATCCTGAGTTAGCACCAATTCATCTTTTGCTCTTTCAAACAAGCTGTTCAAAACTACAGCGCGGGAGGATGTGTAACCCTCTTGCTTATCCTTGAGCAGACTAAAACCAAGCTGAAAGCCAGCTTTATTTATCTCTTTGTTGGCGAATAGGGTTTCCAATTGGCCGACACTTTTTATACGGTCTGGGCGGTCAGCGGGCAATGTCAACCGTTTCATCATGTCATCGACGCCAGCACCATAAGTATCTTCATCATTCCCGGCCAGCTTATTGACAAGATTGTATAATGATAATTTTGAAGATGCGTTCAAATCGTCATTGTTTATTATTTTATCGACGAGAGCATTCAAACTTGCAGTGTCATGTTTTCTATCAAAAGTGAGGGCTTGCGTTGTGAAATCATTTTCAGCAATTCGAGATGCGTCTGCGGATTTTCGCATGTTGGTTTCATATTGAATATTTCGTGCAGTGGCTTTCTTTGCCACTTGAGCACGCGCAATCGTTTTAACTTCTTCGCTCGCACCAGATTCTTCAATTCGCTGATACGCTTGCGCTTCAGAATCGGCGATCATTTGTTTTGTAACTTCAACCGGCCTAGGCGGAACATTAGCACCATTTTTAATCTCTGATGCAATCGCGTCCTCAGAAACGGGCATAACTTTAGGTTTAGCGGGTTCCTCTGCGGTGCTTACTGGAGCTACAACATCAGGTTTATTATAGTCGGTTAAAAGTGTTGGAGGTGAACCCATATCACTTTGCGAGAAACCTAAAGAGGGGGTCGTGATGTTTGTTTGCGGTGCAAAAGTATTCGTTCCGGTTATTGGAAAATCTCGAAATGCAAAACCCATTGCGGCGGTAGAAGGACGATCAGGTGCGCCAGATACACTTGCAGGCATGGTCATTGATCGACCGCCACCAATTGCAGCTTTGGCGTTATTAAATGTGACAATCCATTTATTTGCAAAATCTTGAGCTGATATATTTGAATCATCATTTTTGCCGATATTACCGCGAACAGCCTGCATGGCCAAAGCACGATTGCCTTTGTACGCATAGCGCGTAAGAGCATCAACAGCACTCATTTCAGGATGGCCGAGCAAAGCAGCCGCACCAACAGATCCTTGTTGATGCGCCAGATAGAGTTCAGCACCGGTGACATCCCGCCCAAGACGCCGATTTAAATCTTGCCGATTATCAATGGCTAGACGTTGAGCACCGATATAGGATTCGTTTGGATCTAATGGTGAGCCGTGAACGTATTTCTTTGCGGTGCCGGGCATAAATTGCATCACGCCTTGTGCAGCATGGCCGGGTTGCCCAGCACCAGTATTTGCACCAAAACGTGATTCAATATAAGCTGTAGTGGCTAAATCCTGTTCTGAAAATCCACCTTGTTTTTCCATCTCAACGGCTTGTTTCCAACCCCATGTTGATCGTACTGCATCCGGTATGGCCAAAGTAGGTAAAGCATTTGCTCCGACAGATGAAGCCGGTGGAATATCGGAAGCGTCAACCATACCACGAGTACGGGTTAAACTTGCCGCTGAACCGTGTAGATTGTCAGGTGTGTTTGGAGGGAATATTGTATCGCTTATTTTTTTATAGTCTTTTGGGTGTACGCCATCTGAAGATAAATTTTCAGGGTCCAGCGGTCCCATAAAATAAGCGCCAGTTTTTTGGGCAATGTTTAATAATAGGTCATTCACATTCAAATTTTTAAAACTATCGTTAGGGCCAGTACCAACACCTACAATATGAATACGCGAGGGTGCTATGCCCATGTCTGTAAACGCTTTAATCTGATCCGCAACAATCCCTATACTTTTTGGATCATTTGACACACCAGTTGATAATATGATGTCGCCAGTGGGGAAGTCAGCGGGTTTCATAGATTGAATTTTTGTTAATATGCGATTTGGTGTTAAGCCGACAGTTGTATCGCCGGGCGCACCGGAAGCAGTGCGAATACCTTCGCCAATTGAATCGCCAATCACAAATGAATTTTTTGGATTACTATTGGCAGGAAGAGGAGGGGAAACACCCTCTGCAAGATTTCGGCCTTCATAATCGTCGGCCTTTCTTTTGTAATCATCGTACAAAGTTTCGTAATCAAGACCTAAAAATTGTGCGTTATCTTTGACCAATTGAAAAGATTTATCAGGACGTGTTGGTCCATACGCTTTAATTTTCACCTTAAGGAAGTATTTTTCACCATCGCGTATTGCCGCATCATACTGCGGAGAACCTTCTACAGCTCCCGTATCGTGTAAAGCCTGTTTGACATGGGCATTTACTATATCGTGATGAGCGCTTTCTAAAACAGCATCGTCAAAAGGATGTGCCATAATTTGCTGAGTTGCAGCACTTGCCGTGTCAGAATTGACTTTAGAATACCATTCAGTTGCTTGCTTTGAGGAGTGTGTACCGATTTCACCCAAAGCATAATTGCTGGTGCGGCGCGAGCCGGTTTCAAATGTATAACGTGCAGCATCAGTTGGCATATTTGCACCAAGTGATTGACGTAGAGCTTCTAATTGCTGCTCGACCTGCGGGCGCGCACGCAATGCTGCTTCACCGTTCAAACCAAGATAGCCAGTATCCGGCATGTCAGTGCCGTCTGGCCCTTTAATCATTTTGTTTGGATCACCATGCAAAATGTGATTGGTTTGCTCTGTATATTTGTTTACCGCGTCATCTGCCGATATTTCATTGTGAAGTGAGGCATATTTATTAAGCCCTTCCCCAAGTTTCCCCAAACCTTCTGCAATTTGACCACCAAAAGCATTTGGATTGGCCGCAGGAACACTAATCGGACCGGCTGAAGATGGGCCAATTGGTTCGACTGTAGGCGTGGCATAAGGATCAGAAAGGAAATTTGCCATTTTTAATAAGACCTATGACTGTTAAACTTGGCCACCGCCGGCGAACCCAAAATTAGCTTGTTGAGTTCCAAACAGATAGGAGCCAAGATTAGGTGTATTGACTTGCCCGGGTGCAAATAAATTACCAATACTGGATGCGCCGCTTGCTAAAGAGGAACCCATACTGCCAAAATTACCAATACCGCCAGCCAAACTTCCAGCAGCGCCAAGAATACCACCGAAAATATCGAAAGATGCTTGTGATTCAAGAGCACTGGCCTGATCCAAATAACTTTTTTGCTGCGTGATATATCCATAGGCTTGTTTTTCGGCATTTGATTGAGTTGTTTGAACATTTGTATTTGCATTTTGAGTTGCACCAGCCTCAACATCCTTTACAGACCCAGTATTGACATCAATACCTTTCGCCGCAGTACCAGCTTTATATTGTGCAATTTCTTCGCGACTTTTCAGACCTACATTGGTTGCTTGAATATCACCAGCTTGACTTGTCCATTGTGCATTTTGCTGCGCGACAATCGCATTATTTCGGGCAATTTGAGCTTGATAATCCGCAGCATTGGACGAAGCAATACCGCCCATAATTGAGCTGCCTGCGGAAATCAATGTGCCAAGCATAGCAAAGCCCATGTTATAATCCTATGTGATAGCGCCGAAAAGGTGCATTATTTATACCAAAAGGTTCTGGCTCGTCGAGTTTAAAGCCGCAAGCAATTAAAAAACTGCAAGCGCCACCATACGACGCATCAACATAACCAATTAACTGTGGACGCCATTCTAGCATCTTTTGAACTTGCTGTCGCCCAACTTTAATGAAAGCAATCGGCATTCTAGCAACCGCAGGCGTAGTCAATAACCAAGGATAACCTGTATGGCCGATATAACTACTGCACAACCCAAACATAAGGGCTAGATCACCATCTACAAAAACTGCATCAGCATATAAACTATTGCGAAGGCTTTTCCAAATTGCTCGTTTTGGTGTTAATCCGCATACTTCAATTTCACGCCGATCGCCATCTCTTAAATTATTGGCCAGTATTACAGCGTGTTCACCTGTTGCTGGTACAATATGTATTCTTGGATCAAGCATGAAGTTCTCGTTCATCGACAATTGGGCTTAAACGGTGCAGCCACTGCCGACAAATATCATTGGCCGTGACCTCCGGCCATACTACGATAAATCTTAATTCACCGTCAATTTCTCTTTCCACCGTCCAAGGTGAATAATGACAAGTTAATCGTGATTCACTCACACCGTTTTTTTCGGCTCGCACCACAACAGCATTTTGACATTCTGCACAACCGGCCATGATATTACCCCACTTGATCGTCTGAATCACCACTTTCCCATGTCGGTGCTAATAGAAGCACATTCATAGGAAGTGGATTTATTTGCTGCACAGCCAAGAAACCGGGACTAGCTTCCCCATCAAGCATATTCCAATCATCATCAATCGGTAGATAACGATCACCAGTGAATAGCGGAATTGCATGGCTGTTGTTTAAGGGAACATCACGTTCTTTAATTTCTTGCAGATTATTCCAAATTGTTTCGGCTTGATACGGTGTCGTCGAAGCTGTAGGTTGATTAGCACCTGCAAAGACTCCGCGACTTTTATCCATACGGACAGTCATACCGGAAATTCTTTTACGTTTTCCTTGAATAGTAGTGTGACCGCCAGCTATATCCAAATGCAGAGTTTGAACTTGTGCAACAAAAGGCAAACCAATTGTTATAGCTGTTGCGGGATTAGGCAATTCTACAGTGCCATTTGTTACGGTCAAACCAGACACGACATTTCCGTCAGCTAAAGCAGTCACTTGCAAACCTTCTAAGTGTTGAAGATTTGTAATTGTTTGTAAAGGAGTTGTTATTGTCCAGTCACCATAAGGAGCGGGTGCTGGCGTGTTATAAGGATCATTTGAAATAGTTAGAGTGATATTTTGTGACATCGTGCAAATGACTTGAAAAGCATTGACGAATGTAATCACAGTTCCGATACCGCCGCTCATACGAATTACCGAGCCGACATCGGCGGAAGTAAATACAGGTTGATCTGCGGTGAAAGTTATGGAACGATCAATCGTCAAACCAACCGCACCACCATGGCCAGTAGGGTCTTGCAATTTTACTTGTATCCGGCTGTAGCTAGAACCGCCGTTCACAACAACGGCACTTGTTATCGAACCGCCAAATGCGCCATTACCGCCGAAATCTGTGTTGAAATCGCTATTAAAATCCGAAGTGACTGAAGTTTGCAGTTTAACAATCGCACCGTGCCCAGATCCTGACGGATCAGTTATGATTAAACTAGGGTTTGAATATCCCGTGCCACCATTGATAACGAATGCAGTCAGGACACTTCCCGAACCGGACGCGGAACTGGCCGATAAATTAGCATTTCGTATGCCTTGTATTGATGCAAGGCCGCAATCAACGCACCACGGATCTTCAGTATTTACCCACAAACGATTATCCATACGCTCGACATAGTAAGCCCATTTTGAATATGCGCGGATATATCTTTTCACTATGAAATAAATGGCGTCGATTGGTGGCTCAACGATAGATACAACAGACTGAAATAAGCCATTCGTATCGTGTCTCGCCCATCCGTTAATTTCTTGCTCTTTGAGATATGTAAGTGACAACGCTTTGCCGTCATCACGCACCGCCCACAAAAGTTTGTAGGGTTCTTTTGCCCAAGCCCATTCTTTAATCTGATGATTTTCAAGAAGGTGACTTGATAAAAAGCTGATGTCTGTACCAGCATAAATCTGTGCAAAGAAATTATACTGCAAAGAAATGACCACAGAACCTAAAGGCTGTAGGTGGAGAATGTCGTAATTGATTTTTACAGGCGGCACAGTCTGTGAAAAGCCATTTGATGCTTGTGGCGTTGCACTTTGACTTGCTGGCGTAATGGCGCTTCCGTTTCCGTTTGCACCTGACAACTGCCAAGCGTCCAACCCTGTACCAACGACTAAGCCGCCCGGCATTGGTTGCAGCCATTGAATACCATTGACCTGTAAGCCCCAAGGATTGCCGGAGATCGCATCGCTTGCAATTGGTGGTGATGCTGCGTCCATGTTGGTGTACGCGCCTGTCTGGCTCATCTGATACCCATCTGGGTTATTTAATGAGTTGGCATACACGCGACGCGATTGAAAATATGAAACAACACTCGGATATGTGCCGGTCTGCGGGCCGATTGTCAGTGAAGCAACAGCACCTGCCCCTGAACCACTATCAGTAATAACAAGTGAATCTCCAGCTGTATAATTTTCGCCGGAATTTTGCACAATACAATCAACTACCACACCGCCGACAATGATCGGAGTGATGACCGCGCCAGATCCGGTATTGGTTATAACATTTGCACCAACGGTGGCCTGAGTATAACCTGAACCTTGGCTGGTGATAACCGCATTTAAAATCATCCCGCGAGCAAAAGGATTTACATGAACTGGAGGGGTGCGTGTAAAATCTTGCGTGATGTTTGAATCTACAAATTGGTTGCCAAAAGATGTACCGGCGTAACCAAATACGCTTCCGATTGGAACATCGGTATTGTACGATGAAGGCGCTTTATAAATATTGTAGTATCCTGCGGCATTAACCGGAGGCCAGTTAATTGTGATTGAACCGAGATACAATGCAATATCGACAGAGTTCAAAACATACGCAATAGGCGATGCAACACTTTCTTGGCCGGTGATAGAATCAACTGCGGTAACGCAATATGCGTATTTTGTCGGTAATTGCTGACCGCTGGTGACTGGCGTTAAAGTCGAAGCAGTGGCGGTGCACGCTGTTGGCGGCAAAATTGATGAAGCATAATTTGTCTGCACAAATACCCAATTATTTGACGAATAACGTGTCAAATCATAAGGCGGATATTCGGTCAAAGTATTCTGATTTACGCAAGTTAAACTCATTACGTCTGCGGATTGCGTAAATTTTAAAAACGGTAAATCTACAGCTGAGTATGGTGTTGTCTGCGTATAAATTTTGGCCGCTGTTCCACCACCAGTCCAGCCGGACAGGCTTAAACCGTTATAGGAATTTCCAAACATATCAGCAACGGAAACAAGGCAGGATGAACCAACAATGACTGGATTTGTCAGCACGACAAAATATAGATTGTTTAAGGCCAACAATCCGGTCATCCCGGATACATAAAACATATCTCCAGCTTTCCATGTGGAAGCGTCAAGAGGCAATGTCATTCCGAGAGGCCAAGTGCTCGCAATACCCAATATATTTAAAGGTGTTTCAGTGATATACGCGCCTTGTGAAATTACACGCATATACTGATCGCCAAATTCAAGAACATAAGACTGTTGAATTGAAAAGCGAAATGGAATTAAACGTGGCGGAAGAGCCGTACCGTTTTGCAAACACGGGCCGACAAATGCAGTTCCGGCGCGCGAGGCCGTACCGCCGCGATAATTTACAAAACTGTTCCGCATGACGGAACAACCGGAATGAAATTTCGCTTGATCAGTTCGACCCCAAAACGCGGGGTTTATTTCACCTGATGCGAATGATGGCCGAGCTGTGGTTTGCGACATTAGAAAACACTGCCTCCCGGCATACTCAAGCTATCCCAGCCGATCAATGCAGATGCGGTATTCATGCCGACTGGACGTGACATGCGAATTTGAATCCAATCTGGTGTGTTATCGACAACACTTGTGCCTTCATTACCGTCAGACATTCGAGCCTGCCGAACAAGTTCAGTGGCCAATGCAACAGATTTTGCGGCCAATTGATTGTTGCCGGTGATTGGTTCGCATATCCATGAAGCTAAAAGCGCCACGGCAGCATCAAGAAAATTTGAATCCCATAAATCGGGATCGTCAATGCGCGCGGTGTAAACAAGCTGCGCTTGAGGCACATTTGTCAAAATAACGCGAATTTGATTGCCGTTTGCATCGACATCACTACTCGTTATGAAAGGCGCTTCGACACCACTATAAGGTGTCATCATAGTGCCGCCTGATGTCGTGAAAGGCACGCTCGATGCGTTTACAGCCGTCACCGGCCAGATTGGAACAATGTAGCGAGGCTTCAAGCAATAAGGTTGCGACGGCCAAGCATATTCGTATGCCCAAGGCATAGGCGGAACAGGGGTCACTCCGTTTAAGTTTTCGGGAGTGCCGCGCGCTGCTTTCAGTAAAGTAAGACCGGATTGATAACGAGCGCAGTTCCAATGAGCTGCACGAAAAAGCGCGTCAATACGATTTTGATATTGACGCGACAATATATTAGCGGCTAGCGAACCATCACTAGGGTCGATGCTCGTAACAGTCGCGCGAGCGCGGATCAGATCAAGTGCCTGATTACAAACATCAATTACTGAAGTCACAGCCCACCCCTTAATATTTATCGGAGTCCGTGGTATATCGGCTTTTCATACGATCTTCGTTGCTCATGGATGGCGGTTGTTCGTCCTCATCCTGTTCGACACCGAGATGTGTGATTTGAAGTTCAACACGGCGGCGAAGAGTTTTCTTGCCATCCTCTTCAACTTCATGCTGACTATATGCCGTGACTTTGGCCATCGCGTCAAAGGAGACGATGCTGCCAACTTCACAACTTATATCACCGAGTTTATCAAGCTCATCATCGCACAAAGAAATGCAAAGACCGTAAGGGTAGGTATTAACCACCGGTTCAGTGGTCATACGTTCCTTTTTCTCTTCGACTTCATCTGGCGTTTTGGCCATGTGAACGAAAGATTTCAAGGCTCTTCTCCCTTGGTTCCGATGTCTTTTTCGGAGTGCATGGCTTTGAGTTCTTCACCGTGACGTGCAATCATTTTCTGATGCTCATCAACATGGCGCGCATGAGTGTCAATCATTTCACCGACATGACGTTCGCCCATTTCTTTATGCTCGCGGGAGTGACGATCAGCCACTTCACCCCAAGTTGCATCATGGCCAGCCGAAGGACCGGGATCTGGATGTGGGCCTTCACCATTCATTGCAGGTTTTCCGGCAGTTTCTTTGGCGCGATCTTCGGCAGCACCAATGACTTTTGAGGCCGTACCCTTGGTGTTGGAAGGATGTTTGTAACGATCTTCACCAGCCATAATATCAATCCTTTTTACCGTATCGGTCTTTCATACGCTGTTCGTTCGATTTTGGGAAGGTTTTTCCCTTATCAGCTTCAGCGAAATCTTTACCTACAGACTGTTTGATACCGACTTTTTTGGCGAAACTCTTATTGTGAGCGACCGCCTCCATAAGCCGATGTTGTTTTCCGCTGACTGAAGGCATATCAACCTCCGTATCTGCCGGCCATACGAGCCTGATCGGTCATACCGGGACCGGCAGGAGCGCCAGCAGGCATAGGAGCACCAGCAGGGGCACCACCATCAGCGCCGCCAGCAGCATTCTGCGCCTGAGCCTGAGCAGCCATAGCTGCGGCGTCTTTGGCAGCCTTGGCGGCTGCCGCTTTCTTTTTGCCGTATCGCTCAACAGCTTTGTCGCGCTTAGCCATTTCATTCTCCCGAATACGAGCCGTTTGACTCAGTTCATTGCGTTCACTTCGAAAAAGTTGAGCAGAATATCGGAAGTTGCGGTTGCTGCGTTGCCAGTGACAGCAATCAGGATCGCGCCGCTTTCTACAGCGGTGGTCGCCAAAGGCAAACCCATGCCGCCATGTGTGGTGCCGACAATGGTTGCGGTTTCCTGTGCATACTGAGTGTTGGAGCCAGCCGCACCATATTTGAAAATGTTAGTTGCAAGCTGCCAGCCAACATTGTTACCGGTAGATACACCGGTGGTTGCAACAGTCGTGCCACCAGCACCAACTGTACTACCAACAACAGCCGTTGCAGGGTTAAAAATAATCTTGGCTGTTTTGTTGTTATTGGTAGCCGCGAATGCGCCGACTGCAGTTAGGGATAGGCCGCGACCAGCAATGTCAAACGCGCTGGCGGGCAGAGCGTAAACGGCCAAAACCACATCACTACCTGTTGCGGCAGGGGATACGCCTGTGCCAGATACGAAACGGTATAGATTACCTTCTTCCAAGAAATAGCCGGTGCTTGAACCGAACTGAGTCTGCGCGCCTGAAGTCAGACCAGCCGCAGCGCCAGCCTGAACGAGACCCTGAACAGATGTGATTTCGGAGACAGCCGCAGGCTGACCATTAGGCTGAAGGCCAACTACATAGAGAATTTCGGAGCCTGAGAGTGCCATTTTACACCTATCTTCTGATTAGAATTAAATAAGAACGCCTATACCGCTTTGACGGCCAAGAAGTTCGGATCGGCTCGTCGCAATTGCGGGTGCCGCTTTATTTGCGGCAGAAACCGGATCTGCGCGGAGTTTTGTTTTGGCTGGCGTCTTAAAAGACGACTGGCCGGAAATGCGAGTGTTTGACATGACGGGAACATTACCAATTCGCTGTGGCGATTTAAGGTTATCCAATTCCGGCATATCACGAGGCAGAATGCCTTGTTTCTGATATTGAAGTTCAAGAGCGCGTTGAAGAATTTTGCCCTGATATTCGGCCAATGATTGTGCGTCATCACCTTCTTTAGGACGCATCTGCATTGCAGCTTCAATGATATTTTCGAATGCTGGTGTTTTCTGAGCCGAAGGCAAAGTGCGAAGCCAAGCACGCATACAGCGTTCGGCAGCTGCGTTTTTTGGTTCCATAAATTCATTCGGCGGAATTAGACCGCCAGTAACATCTTCAAAACGTGCGCCTTCAGGATAATAAATATCGTCAGGCGACATAAATGCAGCAAGCAGTTCATAAATCGGATTTTCAGACTCCGATTCAATTTCAGCATGGCCCTGAAGCGCGCGAAGTTGCTCGCTCAGATATTTCACTTGAGCTTGAAGATCAGAAAAATCTTCTGTGACAGCGTTTGACATAAATTTACCCTTGTGATGATAAGGCCGCTGTGACAATCACAGCGGCCAGAGTTGATATTAAGCGCCGACCGTAAAGTTGCCAGCGTAAGCAGGCCCGGTCTGGAAGTCTGGACGCTCGGAAACCATACCAGCAAACGATATCGTACCAGCGGTGAAAGTACCC